TAGTCTCACTGAAGCTGTGAATGCTATCAATTGGTAGATAGCAACAGTTGTAAATCCTTGAATTGTTCACCTCAGCTGCTGGCCCAGCAAATTGAAGAGCTCTCATAGAAGGCAACACCTTCTTCTGTCTGATAAACTGTGATGTCTCCACAATTTGGTCTTCTAGTTTTGGATACTTCTTAACCATCATTTGTACATACCTGTCAACAATCTCGTCCCAGGTTTCTCTTCTTTTTAACTCTGGAACATACTTCGCATACTTACTAAATACCGTCAATTTACTCAACGCATCCAATCCTAAATCCATAAAATTTTGTCTTTTTAAAGGGTGAAAAATAAAGGGTCGCAAATTTACTTCAAGGCCCCCTAAATTCCAAGAGAAACGGAAAATTCTAACTAACTAATTTCCTTATTAATGCACCTAGTTCTTGGTTGTTTGGAGTGTCCTTAACCAATCTGGTTATTTCCCTATTCATATACATGATTTTCTCTATGTACAGGGTGGCATCCATCAACTCTTGCTGAAGATGATTCATGTAATTGTCTACATTGTTGTTCTCCAGAGTGGTTCCGTATTTAGCAATACCCACCTCGCTTCTACTGGTGTATTTGTCAACTACTTGTTTTACTATCTTGTCTTTCATCATCTTTAACTTTTTTAATATCAAAGGTTGCATTTACATACACTTGTATCTGATCTGATGTGTAATGCCTAATATGTCCTCCTTTGCACAGTGCTACGCACCACACATCGTTCTCAAACATTCCACTGTTTGTGACATACAAGGCATATCCATCCTTGTTTCCTTCAACCACCACTGGGATGGGTTTAGAAAATTCAAGCATCATTATCTTCTACAAGTGTTACGTTTAACTTATCATCCAATATTTGAAAGGCACGTTGAACAGCAGCTGATTCAGCTTCTCTTCTAGAGGAATAGGAGTCAAGAGACTTAACAGTGTTCACATCCCATGAAAATACACCGTTTGAGTGTACCACATTGATTATCACACCGTTAGCATCAAACACATCAAGTAACACTCTAGGATTAACATCAATAAGCTTCACCAGCTTATCGTTAGGAATTCCTTGCTCACGCATAAACTCCTTGAAATCCTTAGGAAGCTCCTGATTCTTGAATGATTCAGCCATCTTCTCCATAAACCAATCCCTCACCACTTCTGTGGCAATTGGATACAAATCTAATAATTCGTTTGTTGTCATGCTGTTACAGATTTAAGTTCTTCATGTTTTAGTTTCCACCAGTCACGCTCGAAGTTGTGTTCTGTTGATTCATCTCTACCGTTTGTCAGGGCTTCCTGATATAGAACATCATGCATAAAGCTTACCATCTCGGCAAAGTCTGTCACCTTGTCCATATCAAAACGGTCTATCATCTTGTTTATCAACTCATGATTGTACATACTCTTTAAGTTTTTCAATGTTTAGAATCTCATTTTCTTCTTCAAACCCATGCCAAACTTCCTGGTCATCCTCAAACTCTACACCTAGCTTCTCCTCCCAGAACTTGATAAGATCTTCTGTCCTGTTAAAGATGCGATACTGCAGGCTTATTTCATCCTTGTGCAGACCATTCTTCTTAATCTTTATCACCTTTGGAAAGAGTGCTTGAAAGCCATTAGAGGTCTTGGAATATTTACCTCTTTTAACAAGATCGAAATCCTTGGCAAATTTACTATCTAATTGATAAACCACTACGACATATCCTTTCTCATAATCATAGTCATCAATCAAACTCTTGGTTCTTTCATACTCACTGTCTAGAAACTCCCTGAATTTATCTAGGTCTGCAGGTTGGAAGAGCAGATAGATGCAGTTTTCATACTGCACCTCTCTGCTTCCATCCTTGACATAACCATTGATGAATCCATTATCCTTTAACGGATCTTTGGGAATCTTCAACGTTGGCACCATAAAGATGCTGGTTATTGTCTTTTTTATTTCCATCCCATAATGTTTACTAATCCGTTACTCAAACTGTTTTCTCTGCTAATGTTCCATACATTGTTCTCAAGAGCCCATTGAAGGTCTGCAATGATTGTACGTACACCCTTATATTCTCTATTCTTGTGAGTAAATCCAGCATATGCTGAGTCTAAATCATTGTAATCTAGTGTGTATATCAACGGATTGTAATAGTTGGTAGAGTCACACACAATGAACTTAGGAGGTAATATTTGATATCCTGCCAGTTCTTGGTCATCTTCTCTAAAATATGTAGCTGCCCAGAAGTAGAGATAGGCCTGAATATACGCTCTGCGATAGAGATAATACTCCTCAAGGAAGTTCTCTACGCTCCACGTACACTTAAGGTCATACACCTGGATGGTTTTAGCTTCATGATCCACTACCACCTTATCCATCATGCTCTTAAACTTCATGTCATCTATTTCATAGCCTTCCACTTGGAGCTGATTGTGAACACTATACCTACTGCTGCTCACTAGATTCACTACATCCTTTGTAACAGGATTGTTACGTAGCTCTTCTACGATCTTCTCAGCGTTAGTTACATCTTCTGCTGTCACCACTGTAAGACCTCTAGACTTCACTGTACGCATCTCATTGTAGTAAATCTCTGCGTCAGATCCTACGAACTTACCTATTACAGCCTCGTATTTAATCTTGAACCCAGATTCTACATATGCATCCTTTGATATGTCTTCAAAGTTTCTGGTAACATTACCATGATCATCTGTAGCTTCCTTAGTAAACTTATATAAGGCGTTTACAAAAGCTAACATAAGCGCTGATGGAGCTTCTACACAAGATGACATATAGAATCTTTCATCAAAAAGTTCTGGCTCCAATAACAATGTTTCTACCACTCTACCTGTTGTGGCTGCCTGGGTGTCTTTATCCTCTACATCCTCACCCAAAATATACTTACGATAGTATTTCTTTCTATCCATGCTGAATTCTTTCAAGCTGGATGAGCTGTCGAGCATGCTAGCTCTATAGACAGCTTCTGTTTTTGCTGTTCCTGTTATCATTTCTTGGTTTGTTTAAAGGCTTCAATAATTGAATTGTACATAGCTCTCACCTCTCTAGGGACACGAGCAAAGAACCATCTCACCTCTTGAGCGTATTCATTACCTCTTGGGTCTACACCCTGAGGATCAATAAGCCAGAAGTAATGGCGCTCTCCGTTAGACTCAATATAGCCCTCATGCCACACCTCTACAAAAGAGTGCTCTTTGTTAATCACTATCTGATTAACCTCTTCATTTTGCTTTTCCATTCTTTTCATTTTGTGTTTTAACATTATGACATGTCTCACATAGCACCTGCAGATGTTCCTTCTCACAGAACAAACGCTCCACGAATCCTGGGAGGTCTTGTGCACAATTAAGGCTTCCTGCTGGGCAAATATGATCCACGTTAATTTTCTTTTCCTGAAACCATTTATTACAGCTGTTGCACAAATATTCATATTTCTGCCTCTTATTAGGACCTTTATAAGGCCTACGGGCTTCCATTTTGCATTCTGTTATAGGTTTCCAAAACCTGCTTTTTTGCCTGAGACCACTACGAATAAAGGACCAAAAGGCGCTTTCTGTCATAGTGCCAGCATTTCTAGGCCTAGCAACCTTTGGTTTGCTAGACCCACGTTTCTTCTTGATTGTCATATAGTTATAATAAGAGAGTGTCACAAATCTATAAAAAAATGTGACACTCTCCAAATATATTAATCAAGAGGGACGATGCGCTTGCTTATCTCGTTTTTCATCTCATCTAAAGAAGCTACAATGTTCTCTATTTCTCTTGTAGAGATGTGAGGCATGTTGAATTCATGCTTCTTGCTCTCTGCTACGAAACCATCTTTTGCTTTCTCTGTTAGATCTTCAAGCTCACGAATAGCATAGCTGTCATCCAGCTGTAATGTGTCAAAGTCCAAATCATGAAGGATGGTAGTAGCTTCCTCACGAGGAACAGTCATGATTGGGAGATATTCCCAGCATCTGCCCTTTGATTCGCCAATACCCACCACCTTCATTGGGTTAATGAGGACTAACACAGACTGGTCACCACATCCTACATAATGAATCTCATCAGAGGTGAAATGCAGACCCTCAGCACCACAATCGTCAGTATTCCAACGACATGATTTAGGGTCCATGTTTACAGCTCTACCTACACGAATGTCAAAAGTTTGTGTATGTGCATCTGTGAAACGATTCTCTGCTCTATTAGGAAGGTCTAGATAAAGAGCTGTCAGATTACCAAGGTGTTCACCTAGGTCAGATCTCTTAACAGTGACTTCTTCATCTTCCTCACAAACATAGTCTTCAATGTCCTCATCATACCACTCTTCACCTTCCACTAGTTCTGTGGTGTAGGTTTCATCAATGTGTAAGAAAGAATATACGCCATCTTTTAGATACACCTCATACTTATCAGGAGCTTTCTTCCATACAGCTTTCACCTTATTGTATGCATTAGATACAAACTGGACAAACTCTGTACCTCCGTGGAGTGTAACTACGTTCCTGAGTGCAGCAAAGAATCCCTGCTTGGTGATTTTAAAGCTATTCTTCTTGAGGAAGTTGTAAAGCTTATCTGCCACTTCAGCTCTTGGATTCAAGCAACACCACATAAAGAAGCGCTTGAGAGATTGAAACTCCTCATTTTCATCAAGGATTTCCTGATTGAACCAACATTTGTTGGCTATCACGAGGAACTCCTCAACCAATAGTTGTGGAAGAGAACGGTTGATGCCTACAATATACACAGAATCTCCTTCCATACGGAAGTCTTCAAGCTGTGCAAGTTTATCAATGCCTTGTCTGATAGCTCTAGCTCTAGCCACCTCTGCCTCATTTCTCTTCTTCTCAGCCACTACCTCCTGACAAGCAACAAGATTCAGAAGTTGTTCTTCTGTGGTTGCTTTACGAGCGTATTGAAAGTCATCGTTAGTAGCACCAGGTTTGCTGATGATAGAACCATCATTCAGAACGATAGTGAGCATGTCATTCACCAGCTTTATGCTTTTATAAGGTTTCTCTGGTTCAGCTATAACACCAGCTGCATAGTTAGAAACTCCAAACCCACCTATACCAAGTGGTGTGCTTGTTTGTGGAAACCACGAGGTACTTGTGCTGTAATTTACAGCAGGAGCTGGAGGATTATCCATCTTTTCCAACTGCTTTTGCAATTCTTTGAGCTTAATCTCATGCTTAAGATCTTCGATCTCTTGTTCTTTTCTGGATTTGAACCAGTTCAGGCTAAAAATACTCATATGTGCTTTGTTTTTAATGTGTTATAAGGGGGATGATTAGTCCCCCTTTTTGTTTAATCTTGTTGTATTAATTCTTCAACAGTTTCCGCTGTTAGCGTTTCCTCCAAAGGGAGGTCTTCATTGAACCTGATTCTGTAGTTCTTCCAATCTATCCTATGCTTGTGATATTTTAGTAAATCTACAAGAACTTGAATCATAATTCTCCTCGATGCACAATCATAAGAAGACATCTTTTCCAATAGAGTGTTTATGAATTGGAACTTCTCACAGATGTTCATCACAGCTTTACAATCAGAATAGATTGTTTGATCAAATGTACTGGTCTCTGTGGCTTGATCAATGATGGCGTTTCTCACTTCATCATCCATATTCTTGAAATACTTCCGTCTGTATTCACCCATTGCATCAATCTTATTCTGAAAATCCGTAGAGATAGATTGCAAAGCTGATGAGTTATTAAATATGCTTCTGTTCTCATCATAGAACTTGTCAATCAGAGATGCTGTTGCTATACGTTCAAATGGTTTATTCTTTCCTTCCATAAATTTACTAAATGGCATTAGGTTATGTAATTCTACTTTTTCCACGAGCTTGAGTTCACGTTCGCTGAGGACAGCTAGCTCCACATTCATTCCACGTGTTGCCTTGAACCACTTATCCATCTTTTCAGCATCTTCCTGCTTACCATATACGAGGATGAACTTGTTCTGGTGGAACTTGGCCATATCATAGGTCTGACTGACCCACTTACAGTCTTTTCCATCTACCCAGCGCTCTAGTTCTGTAGCTTGCTTACATATCATTTCACCTTTTAGCTTAATCCTACGAGGACCTGTGGCAACACCTGTACCCTTGATTTGACCAGTGCTAATACGCTGCTTCTTCCTGCTATCAATAAACTCCTGAGGAACTTCCATCTCATCAATGTTCACAAAGTTTTCTACGTAACTATTGACAATAGATTTAAACTCCTCAATTCTTTGTCTCCACTCGCTCTTAGGATGTTTACTAAGCTGTAAGATGGTGTAATAATTGTCATAATCACTACGACCAAGCTTTGGACGGAAAGGAAAATCCTTCACCTTCCTAACAATCAAAGCATCTGTGTACGCATCAGGTTGTATACTCTTGATATAGTCTTTCTTTACACCAGGGATCCTATCTCCATAATATACATACACGGTGTGTTTCAGATTTTTGATAGATGTCACCTGATAATAGCGCTTGGTATCTCTCATGGTCTTACTGTTCACATAGAACTTACCCTCATATTCTCCAAGAATGTAATCCTGTAGCTTTACCAAACGTTCCATTTCAAGAAGATTGATTCCCTTGAGCTTAGGAGCAGCTATCTTCACTGTAGCAAACTTAGACAGAGGATGCACATCCCAGTTAGACTTACCTACCTTCAGATAGCGATTGTCTGTACCAAAATAGTCAATCACCCTCTTCAGGTCTGTGGTTTCCTTCACTGTCTCATTGTATTTCTCAATGAAATAGTTAGCTGCTTCTTTTAACTTGTTCAGTATTGCTGTCTTAGCCTCTTGTGTATATCTGATGGATTCCCTGTTTGGTGTAGGGAATATACCATCTGTCAAACTAAATCTAAGAGCTACAGGAAGACGAAGTGTATCGATTCCTAGCTTCTCAAAGTCAAGAGGATAATAAACATTGTCCAAACACAGGTGCATGTAGTTGTTGCTAGCTAGTTCAGAGAACTGAAAATAGTCATGGCGTGTAATTACAAAGTTATTACTGATACCATCTACATCAAAATACACGCTCTCAAAATAAGCCAGCTGCTCTTTGATTTTGTTCTCAAAGCTATACCTATCATAATACTTGACAGGAACAATCACCTTGACACCATTAGGCTGATTTGTGGGTGTTTCATATAGGAGGTCAATCGTGTTGACATCCTCACCCTCGTACATCATATATTTGCGTTCTATTCCGTCCTTACGACACATGAAATAGAAGCTTGATGAATACGCTAGCGGGGCTTTGAATCCTAGCCCCATCATGCCTAGTTCTGTAGCGCTGTTACGCTTTGTGCTCTTACCATACTTACTGATGATATTCTTTACGTCATCAGCATCCAAACCAATACCAAAGTCCTCAACAGAGAACTCATAGTTGCTTTCTTTATTCCTTCCCAGAGCAACAATAATGGGTTTATCAATCCCAGCTCTGCGGTGTGAGTCTAATGCATTAGATGCACACTCACGGATAGTAGAACCAATAGCGTCTGAATACAGATTCTTACTCAACATCTGCATCAACACTTGTGCTGATTCTAAGTCAAGGGACATCCCAATAGACTCTTGCGACTCACCCTCTTGGTGAATCATTGCTTCTTTTTGCTTTTCTAGGATCATTTGTTCAGGAATTTAATTTTGATTAGTGCTTCTTTTGATTTGTTGTATTTTGCTAGTTGATCTGGATGTGTAAACAGCTCGTCTGGATTACCTGGTTTTAGTATTCTGCTTTCGTAGTATGTGTTTATAAAGTTCTTATAGAAGCATTTAGATGTGAATCCATACTTTTTGAACTTTTCAGCTCTCCATGATATTTCTTTTCCTGCTTCGTATTGCTCATAGTCTTCTAGAGCAGCTCCAGGAGCCCATATGCTGTAATAGTGTAGAGTGTTAGCATATCTACCCTGTCCACAATACCAGCCATAATCTAAACTGCCACCACAGGCAATAACAATAAAGTCTCCCACTTCTAAAGTGAGGTTCTCTCCAACTTTTAAAGGTTTCATTAGTCTTCTTTTTTAAGTAACCAAATGTTTCTGTGATTAAGGTTTAAAAACTTCTCAACAGTGTAATTGTCTGACGCACAATATTCTTTTCTTGTCCATGTGCGTGTGGTTCCATTCCAGTTATTAGAGTAAGATACTTCTATCATAGCCACCTTACACTTCACTGATTTGTAATACACTTTGTTATTTAACCTATACGGAGGTTGCACCTTCTTAGCTTCTACGGGTCTAATCACCTTAGCTCTGGCAATAGTTCCCTGTACAGAGTAGAGGAACTCATCCCCCATCTGTAACTGTGTTACATCGATTTCCATAAATGTTGTTTTAGAATGGTGGCTCTTCGTATAGCCACATGATTTGATAATTGTTGTTCTCCTTGAGGATGGTGTTCACCTTACCAAACACTCCCTCTGTATCCCAATCTGTATTCTTGTAGCTTGCTGAAGCTGGATGTGATAGGGTGAAGGACCATGTGAATGGTGGAACATAACGTTCATACTTAGCAGCATCTTTGCCTAGGAATATAAAGGGAACACCAGCTGTATCGAGCACATGCTCAAATAGATATCTGGTGAACGGTTCCCAAAGGGCAATATGTGAGCCTGCTTTGTTGATTTCTGTGGTGAGTGCAGCGTTAAGCATTAGCACTCCCTGCTTAGCTAGATAGCTAACATCAGGCGTTTTGATGTATTTGAGATTGAGACCACTGTGTAGTTCTCTCTCCAGCGCACCGTAAAACTGCTCTAATGAAGGCTGCAGAGCGTTTGTGATAGAGCATCCCATAAGCAGACCATCTGCTACAGCCACACCATTCTTCATAGTGTGGTAGGGACACATGCCTATCATAACCACTTTTAAATCATCTAGTGATGTTTCTTTAAATGCTCTGAAAACATTAGAAGAAAGAGGGGCAATCTTCTTACCCCTCTTTGCTTCCTTTTTGAGAAACTCATAGATGGCATCACATTCATTGCTCTCAATAAACGGTTTCATCTTGTAATGCCAGCTCTCGTGGAACTGGTCAGCGAATTTCTCCCATTTCATATTAAAATAGTTCTAATTGTTCAAGTTGCATAATTGCAGGCATCTCAATCTGAGTGGGAGCTACCATAATCCCTGCAGCATCTACAAAGAATGTATGCGCGTTGATATGATTTCTCATCCAGAAAGAAGGATGCACTTCCTTCATAGCAAATGTAGTGTGCTGATAAAGCTCCCACAAGCTGCCTGGTGCACCATAATCAAAGGATGGATTTTCCATCTGACCTCTGATGATGTTAAGTTGTGTGCTCTCAATAATGTTTTCTTCAATAATCATTCTACCAATAAGCTCAGCTGCAGTGCGCTTAGTAACCTCTCTAGTCTTCATAACCTCACGGTCAGCCTGTATTCTGGCGAACGCATCTCCTGCTTGTTTGATGTATTCTGTGATGGCGTTAGGAGTGAATGTTTGGATTTCTCCTTGATGCTTCTTTCTGAATGCACCATAGTCTCCTGACACCACACCATTTGAACAAATGAAGATGTGTGTACCAATAGCAAACTTCAAGCTTCTGGTTTTGTCATAGCTGTTCTGCCAGCCAATCTGCAGTTGCATCTCGCTATCTGCAACATTTGTAATGGTATATCTACCATTTGCCACCTCTCCACCTCTAGCAGCGCTGTATGTCTCTTTATCTAGTGTAAAACCAGCCTGGTGTATGCTCTCCAGGGTGAGATCAATCAGCTGCTGATGGCTAATAGGCTTGTATGTCTTTGTTTCCTGTGGAATTTCTGCTGTCAACAGGATGTCTTTTGCTGTAACGTAGGACTTTTTAGTTTCCATTTGTTGTTAGTTTAATTGTCTTGTTAAAATAATATTTTAAAATACCTTCAAGATTCTCGATGGATATACACTCCACCTCATCTTCTTCTGTAGTTTGTAACCATTCTGTATTCTCTTGAATGGCTTCTATAAGATCTTCAAAATTGTTTGGACGTTGTGTCATAACAGTTGCTTCTGTTTTAAATAGTCTTCAATTGCTTGTATGCCATGCTCTTTTGCTAAATCAGCCCAATCCTTAATGCCTTCTGACAAATACTTACGTGGGACGTTAGCATACTCAAAATCAAACAGCTTGGTTATCATTTGACTGTTCTTAACACCCACCTCATCTGCATCAAAGCTCAGGATTTGTCTATCAGAGTTAGCTTTTAGATATTCTACATTCCCATCAGAGAAGCATGCTACACCTTCATTCTGAACAGCACAGCAGCATGGAAAAACCTTCTTCATCACCATATAATCTTTCTTGCTCTTGTTTATGAAAGCTACAGAACAATTAGTGATGTCATCCCTACCATCCATAGCGGTGATAGGAACGTTATTAGGCACCCATTTGCTTTTCTTGTCTCCAAAAGGACGATATATCTTCCAATGACCATCATAGAGATATCCAAACCTGAGGTCAGTTTCCTTTAAGGGAAACAGCTTCCTATTTAGATAGAGCTTCTTGATGGAATAAACATTGTTAGCTCTAAGATCGTCTATGCTTTGATAGTATTGGTTCCAATATTCTAGCTCCTCTTGTGTGAACCTACGTGTAACCACCTGAATCAAAGAATAGCGCTTACCTAGATCTTCTGGTTGCTTATATTCCTTTTGAATAGCCTTATATCTGTCTGTAGAGTTGCCTGGTAGGAATCCTAGTCCAAAATCCTTGTCTATCATCCTCAGGACATCATCAATAGTGCTCAGGTTGAACAACATCTTTACAAACGTAAAGCAATCTCCACGTTTAGAGGTGTCCCCAAAGTCTATGAATGATAGAAAGCCCCTCTTATTGCCTATTACAAAGGATGGGTTGCTCTCCTGTCTGAATGGTGAAAGCGTAGCTTGGTTAATCTTCCAAGACTTATCTGGCATGTAGAATCTAAATACGTCATACTCTGATATCTTCTGAAGAATAGCTTGAGGTGTGAGCCTCACCTTGATATCTCCTTGAATCATTTGTAGTCAATATACTGTTTTACTTCTTGAATATCTGAATTGGTGAGAATGTTTATCTTATTCTTAGCCTCAAAGCGCTTGTCATTTAGAAAATAGACAGCTCTGGCTAGTTCAATAAACCTGTCACCAAATGATTTATCTTTCTCCAGCTTCCTAAGTTCATCCTCCACATCCCATAGTTGAGTGTTTACACCTATCAAATCCTCATATAGGCTACTTATACTATCAATGATGATGAATGGACCCACTTGAGCTGTGAGAGCTTCTATCTCATGTTGAACCTTTGAGAGTTTATCAGGGCTCACTTTGTGTCTTTTTATTTGTAGGATGGTGTATTTGTCTATCAACTCACCTACACTTACTGGGATTGTTATCATAGAGTAAAAAATTAAGCCCCCATTAGATTGCTCTAACGAGGGCTATGGTTGGAGGAGGGAAATTTAAAAATCATCACCGTCATCAGAGAGCACTGCATCAGAAGCAACTAAGTTATCTTCTGCGTTATACTCTTTCAGATCACGGAGGATATAGAAATCACGACAGCCATACTCGCCTGTCACGTTAATTACAAAGCGCTCGTGTGGTTTTAGGTCTTTCAACTTCTTACCACGAAGTGCACTCTGTACTGTTACATCATTATAGTTGATGAGGCGGAAGTTCTTCAGAGCATAAGCTGGCAAGAATGCCTTGTTATACACACCCTGATACTCTTTGCTTTCACCATCTTTCTCTTTCATAATAACAGTGGCAAGAGCACCGATGTTTGTGCAATAAGCACCATCCACCTGACCCTTCAGCTCACTAACATTACCTTTCATCAACTTCTTCCAATCAGCCTGCAGAACAGAGTCTTCTTTCATGAAGTCAAGCTTACCTAACCAGGTGCGCAAGAATTCATAAAGTTCTTCTTCTCCTACATATGCTACACGATAGTCACGCTTAGCAAACCAATCAGCCAAGTTGTTTGGATCATCAGCCCAAGCACATCTACCAATGTTGTTGATATATTGCTTCTTGCTGCCATCCTTATTCTCACGCTCTTTATCCTCTAGGAAGAACGTAGTTTTAAACTTATCACCACTCTTTACATCTTTAAGCCAAACGTCAACACGTAAATACGTATTACCATCTCTGCTCTTGCCAAGATATTCTGTGGCCTTACTTTCTGCAGGAAGCTCTATGTCTAATGCTTCCTTGTACTCTTCTGCTGTAGGGTTGATGGCTACTACTTCAGCCTCAAACAGTCCTACCTTTTTTGCAAACTCTTGTACCTGTTTCTGTTCTCTTTGATCGCCTTGAATCATTGCTTTGAATTTTGATTGTTAATTAATATGTGCTTTATTTATAATACTCGTCTATTGTGTCTGCTACAACCTTTAGGTTGTTTGGCACCTTAATCTCGCTAAACATACCGTCTGGGCTCTTGGCAGGATACTTTCTAAACTTGTTGGTTACGAAATAATAGTTGGATGTACCCTCTTTGGTTTCCTCTACATGTGTATACAAACAAATAGTGAGCAAACCTTCTAGTCCAATCTGACTATCAATCATCTTACCAGCGGTCTTAATCTTATATCCTATAATTTCTCCACCATCTTCAATAGTTTCTGGGTGAGTGAAGTAGAATATCTTTAGGTCATCACGCAACTTGCGTGCAGTTCTGAATAGATCCACCATGTCTCTAGCCATGAGTGTAAACTTTGAGAATCCTGTCTCTGCAGCTTTCTCCATAAGGTTGAAACCCATGATGTAGTTACTGTCCTCAATGATGATGTTCTTGATGTGAGGATACTCTTCTGAGATTTTACGCAGTCCTCTTGTGATTTTTGGTGCATCATCAACTTCTATGTAGTTGTTTTTCTCTGTGTTGTACAGTTTGTCTGCACCTTTGAACGGAAGTTCTTTTTTTGCTACATTAATAATGTACGTTTCTTTTGGGTCCAAATGCTTGATAGAGGTTGATTTACCTGTACCTGTAGGACCCACAATTCCAATGAGTTTACTTGACATGTGCTTTAATTTAGTTTGTGATTTAATGTCTGTAAAGATAGTAAATCTGTGTCAATTAAGCAAATTTTATCTTGCTTTTGTCAAAGAATTCTAGAGCTTTTTTTAGCCAATTTGCTTCTACATCCTCTGTAGAACACACGATGTATATCTGGGCTTTCTTGTCTGGATTATCATATTCCATAGCCATACATCTATTAATCTTCTGTGCTAGGTTTTCACCATTGCTATCAAAGTAGTTAATAATTACACGGTTGAGTGGCTTGTACGTAACACCTGTGTTACCTATCTTCACTACAGCCAAATGATTACCCTCTCCTGATGCAAAGTTGTCAAATATATCCTTCTCTGTCTTTTTACTGTGATAGGAAGGAATGCCTAGTTGGTCAGCTATCTTAGTGACACCACAGAACACTAGTACGCGTTCCTCTTTATGTCTCTTAAGTAGTTCTCTAGTCTTGTCTAGCTTTGCAATACTATTCTGAATAATGCGCATCCTTGCGAGTCTCAAGAACATAGTGGACTTACCTTCCCTCTCAAGACTGTTAATCACCCAACCATAAGCTTCAAACTGAGCTTTCTCTGTTCTCTTCTTACCCTTGTAGTCATTTACACGCTTGTTATCTAGAGGAACCTTCACCACCGTAATTTCGTAGTCCACAATAACACCTTCCTTAATAGCCTGTTCAATTGTGTATGTGGCTACAACACACAAGTCTAAATGCTCACAGAGTGTTTTCTCTGTCCAGTTAGACAAGGTGCCTGTTAGCCCTAACACAACATCATTGTATTTGAGGAGGTCCTTAGTTGCAAACAATTGATTATCAGATAGTAGATGTATCTCATCTATCACTATCAAATCAAACCTATTATTTTCTTGCTTGTGCAAAGACAGATGTGTAGTGTATGTGACATTACTGTCATCATATCCACGTGTCTCAAAGTCTGTCTGCCATGAGTCCTTGATTTTATTGTCTGGATAGGCAATAAGTATGCTTTTAGGCTTCAGCTTTTCTAAGATGTTGATGGTGGTGTATATCTTACCAAACCTGGGACACAGGTTGAGGATACCAAACTTACCAGCATTTATCCAAGCATCAGCAAATTCCTGCTGTCGTTTATCTCTTAATGTCATAGTAGTTTTATAATATGTCCATGCCTATCTAATAGCTCAACCACTTCATACTTTGCGTCCAATTCCTCTATTATACCATCTAGTATATCACGAGGATTGCGCCACATAGGTAGAAATGTAAGAAGCTCATGAGCAGACATGAGCCTGCCGTGTTTAGCAGGATCATGCCTCTCCTTATACCTTTCATATATTAGTATAGTAGGATTGTTCTTCCTTATCGTTAGATACTCGTTTTTTGTCATGAGATAGGATTGCTACGCTCCAGAAAAGCCATTCTACGTTAACCACTGTGTATTGGTCAACAACATCAGGACTCCTCAAGATTGATATTGTGGGGAATAATATAATCTGCCAAAAGGGTTCTTTTCTACTGGGAACAGTTGAAAATAGTTTTACATTCATAATTAGGGGTTTAAAAAGTAGGTTTTGTTTATAACTGATTCATAATCAGCATCTGTCATGTCTTTACGCTTCTTCAGTTCTTTGAACATACCAATCTGGCCCATAAAGCCTAAACCAATACGCACATCATCTTCTCCATAGCTATTCTTAATTAGCCTAAGGTTTCTGAAATACTTGGCTCCAAACTCATCCTTTAGCTTATTCAGGTCATACCCACTAGGGTCTGCAACCTTGTAACGCATAGGATCAAATAGAGCTAATACAACATCAGCATCGTTCTGTGTCTGTGAACTCTCAGCAAAGTCTTCTAGCTGAGGCTCAACATCACCGTTCTTTATCCTAATAGGATTGCTGATGTCACGGTTGAACTGACTCACAACAACAGGCGTATACCCATAAAAGTCACGAGCATATCTAAGCTCATCTGACATTTTATCAATAGCCTGCTTCTTGGTGGTCTGGTCCTTTGTAGTCTTTAATAGACCAATGTGGTCAATAATAACAATGGTTATCTCGTTCTCATTGTTAGGGAAATAGCGCTTGTTAAAGTCATCCACTTGTTCAATGCGCCCATTTTGCAAAGCGTGCGCCTTTAATTCTTTGGCTACACCCACAGCATTCTCTGGACCATCGATAATAGTGATGACATCATTCATCTGATTCATGTAGTCCTCATACATCAAGAAAAGATCATGCTCATCCTTGGTCATCTTCTCATTCCAGCCTAGCAGTTTGCTCACAGGAACAATTATACCATGATCTAGAAAGATCTTCCTAGAAACCCATTTAGCTAGCTTGTATGTACGAGAGCGCTCCATTGAACGATATATGATGCGTAACTTAATTCCTGGGTCCTTTTGCATGATATACCAGTCAAAAGGGTTCAGAACAAATGCATCATCTATGAAGGATGTCTTACCAGAACCTGTTAAGCCACCCACAAGAAAGTACATGCTCTTACGGATGCCAATGTACCTATTAAGTCTATCAAAACCCATAGGTATCCCATTATTCCTCCCTGTCAAGCCTAGCTCAACCTCGTGTTTTAATAGTTCAAAGCTCATAGTGTTTCTATTTCTTGTTTTACTTCTTGCCAATAGTTTAAATACATTGGGTGCATTGTGTACATATCACTTCCACCTGCCCATAATGTATCATCAAATTGACTATCATCTTTTCTACTTAATATTATCTCATCTACAGCTACTAATGCACATTCTATAGCCACTCTCTTACTAACTACCTTTGACATGTATTTAACTACTAAATACGCTGCTTTTACTTTTGGTGTCATATGTCTGTGCCTCCTGCTGGTTTTGGTGCTTCTTCAATCACCTTACCACCTTCTTTAATTAGTTCAATAAATGGTTCATAGCTACGTTGGTTTAGATAGGTGAAACTATTCTGCATATAGGATAGCCTGTTTGTACCAGTCTTGACAGAATTCTCCTTCTTCTGAAGGACATCAAACTCCAGCGCTTCTATTAGTTGAGCTGCTGTATATTCTCCCTCTAGAAGAATCTTGTCAAACCTGAGCCTACATTCATCCTTGTTCTGTCTCAAACCTCTATTACCTATAAACTTCTTGCCTTTATGGGCAAATGTGTCTGTGCCTGGATATACCTTCCACCACTCTTCAAACTGTGTAGTGTCAGGCTTACGTTTTATAATCTTTGTTGCTTCTTTTGTCTCAATAAATCTTAGGAGCTCTGTTCCTTCTGTTGTTATTTTCTCATCAGCGGTGGATATGAGTCCTTTTCTGATTAAAGTTTGATAGAGCGCAGCGATCTTCATGCTTCCTTCGCAGAGAGGCTGAACATCCATCTGCTGCTCTATCAACTTTAGAAGATAAATAACGTCCAAGGAATAGCTCTTCTTAATGAGCTCTTCAAAATGGTAGGGCGTTATCTTTAAGTTCATTAGGGTGGGGTTGTTTTGTCTGATAAATCACTGTAATCCGTGCAGGAAGTCTATTCTCTTCCTCTATAATTTCCTGCATGATGTCTTCCTGTGTTCTAATTAGGTCAGCCTGCAAATATACGGATTCTTTCAGGTATTCCCGCTCAAAATCTTCAGAAAAATTAGCAACTTGCCCATCCATAAAATACGTATTTTCCTTCTTTTTCATTTGATGAGTGTTTGTATGTAATTTTAGCAACGCGTGCATTTCCATCCTCCATAACTCTTTCCATGTTGATGGTGGTGGTTTGTCTTGTCTTCTCTGTGCGTTTTCTTGCATGCTCAACAGCTTCTCCTTTGGTGTCAAATGAACCAAGTGGATTATCATGATGATTATACACTACATACTTTAACGCCCATTTCTTTGTGCCAGGTGTTACAATATGCTGCACCTGTGTTTTAACCTTATTGGTGTTCTCCTTAGGTTCATCTAAGCAAATGCACTCAGCGCCTTCAAACTTGGTCATTTTCTCCAACCTCTGTTCAATAAAGTTATACAGAGGAAGTTTACTAGCCTTGTATTTGCTAGTAGCGTCTGAGAATCCTGGTGTAGCATTGATGGCACCACTATATCCTTGTTGGTGTCCATACTCATCATTAGCGTCTTCTACTGCTCTATTATATGCTTCTTTTGCAGATGTACCTTTACTGTTTACTGTGAATGATTGTGCTCCCATAAACTTTTAAATTTTTGTGTCTGGATAATGTTCATCATCATCATCATACCAACATGTAGTTGTTGGATCGTTGATATCTTCTTCTTTCTCTTTAACGAGAGGTGCTCTATGCATCTCATAGCATAGCCAGGCGCTAGATGTTAGCGCAATACTGATGATAATAAATAACATGGATTAGTCTTTTATGCGAAGGCCATATCCCAGATCAAACCACTGGAATGTTTCCTCAGCCTTGCCTTTGTTGAATTTAAATATCTTCCTCAGGAGAGGAATTGCATAAGACTTAAATAGTTCGTGCTGCTTACTAGTCATGGTCCATTGATGAAACCAATCTTCTAGCTTCTGAGCTTCTTCAATAGTTTTACCAATCATATTGAGTTGATACTCAATTAAATGCGTTTGTACATTGGTTCTATTGATGACCACCTTGGGCTGTGGGAAGAATCTGTTGAGCTTTATCTGCTCTAGGAATTCAGTTTTATCCCACACCTCAACGTGTGGACGCTCTTCAATGAAAGACAGCTTAACAATGTCCCCTTTGATATAACTAATAAAGCAAGGAGTACCAATGTAGTCCTTGAACTTGTCTCCTTTCTTGATGTTCATGCTAAAATAAACTTAATTGGTTAGGATTTACTACCACCTTGCGTTTCCTGCCTTCAGAACTAATCTTGTAGATTATTTTCTCAGCACGCTCGATGTAATAATCATAATTGATGTTATCCAGAGGATGGTCTTTGCTCAGGTTATTGCACACCGTGGCCAGCCACTCACCAGCTTCCACTTGGGAAACAGCTGCAGCACCACTCTGTGAATCTTCATTCTTAACCTTTAAAAGCTTTTCTCCTGTATTTGAGATGTAATAACGAATCAGCTTATTGTATATAGTCTTCTCACCTGTGGACCTATCTATGCCTTCATAATGAAAATCCTTGCTAGCCTTTTGTCTCAGGCAGAAGTCAAAGATATTATTATGAGTCCTAACAGTAGTGTCAACAGGTATATTATGAAGAAAATATTGTTCAAGAGCCAAAGGTATAACTCTTCCTGATTTGTTCTTATGAAGCTCGAAATCCGTGAGAAAATCGCCTTTCTTCTTAACTTCTCCATCTGTTTTTATCGCAAGATAATCATTTACTGTGGAAAATACAATCTTTTGATAGTCAGTGCGTTCTAGCTCATATTTAGTGAGCTCTGCCCACCATGTGTTCAATTCATGCATCTTGGGTATGAGGTGTTTCTTTATTCTGATAGTAACACCATCTGTATTAGCAGATATAACGTGTATACCAGCTGTTTCATACGCCTCAATAAGCATCATAAGACTCAATTCACCTGTAATAGTGGTGAACATAGTGAGCTGTCTATCATAGATCCAGTTTTGCATGTCAGAGCTCTTACCATAAACAGAGTTTACAGCAAGCTTCAGTGCTCCTACAATACCCTTAATCTTCTTATCCTTCTTAGCTAAAGGCTTGAGTTCCAATCTCTTTTCAAACATGGCTTGATAACCTCGTAAGAATGCTGGTCCCAAGTGTTGTGGATAGCGTCCATTATTGATGATGATGGCTGGATAATAGGAACTAACGTCCCAATCAATAATCTCATACTCATCATCAGCCTCAAATATCTTTGGGCTATTCTCTGTGTGCAACCCACCCTTCATAAAGGAATATACATTGTTGTAGAAGTGTAGCTCCTCTTTAAAGTCATCCTGCAAGCCTAGGCTCAACCTCTTAATCTTCTTGAGGAAGTCTTGTAGCTCTTTGGTTTGAAACTCTACATATGGTGCTATACAGTTCTTTACAGCAATAGTCTTTCTGAAATACCCTTTTTTGGGAAGTTCTTTGTATTCTATTCCCTTCTCCTGGCAGTAGTATTTCTTAATCATCTCATCCCCTATCTTACTATCAGAATAGTTCAGACATGGTATACCAAACTCAGCTTCAATATCTTGTCTCAGCTCAATTTGGTTATTACCCTTGTATAGTGGATGATTAGTGTCACCAATGGTAACTAGATAGAACTGATACGTGGCCCAAACATCATTCAGACAATATTCTGTTGTCTTATTGATATCATCATCTGTGAACCCTATCTTATCATGAGGAATAGGCATCTCTTCAATATTCTCAAGATCCATTTCAAACTCCAACCTCTTTAAACTAACACGTCTATTCTTGTTGTCAAAGTGGTGGATTCTAAACAAATCAATCTGTTTGAGAGATAGGTCATATTCTCTGTATTCAGGGAACACATCATGATTAGCATCATCAATAACATCTGTGGCCTTCTGATGGATTCTAGCTGTAATTTCTAGACTAGAAAGCTCATGCCAGTCATGGTGACTACGTATCACCCATTCTATCACCTGAGAGTCAAAGCGCAAGTTGTTGTAGCCCACCCAATGATGGTCTCTGTGCTTCTCTGTGAAGTTAATGAATGCATCTAGCATGTTCTGGTCTTTGTTCACCTTGAACGCTCTATATGGTTCACCAGGAATAAGACACACCACCAAGAAATATTCTTTAAGCGTTTCTATGTCATAGATAATTACCTTCTCCATCAATTATTTCTTTTTAGCAGCTTTCTTCTTTGCAGCCTTTTTCTCTTTCATCTCGTTTTCAGTGATAACCACCTGAATAGCTATTGCCATCATCTGACGAAACTGATTATCTTCGTCATCAGTGGCCATGAGACAAGCAAGTGCTGCTATTAATGTTTTTGTATCACCTTTTATTTTCACTCCGCACTCTTCATCACTATTACATACAATAGTGAGGCGTGCTGTTTCTTTTACATCTTTTTTTTCTGGCATTTGATTAATTTTAAAGAGGCCCACCCCAATATGAGGTGGGCTCAAATTTACTTTATTTTACGTAAGCGAACAACTTTTTTATAGTCATCCGAAGGACAATAATACATCTTGTTATTCTCTAAGATCAACCTATTAGTTTTCTTACGCGTGAATATAGCTTCTATGAGCTTATTAACATTTGGATTGTCACAATCATCAGAATAAACCAATGGTCTTATTGGGCTCCATGAGGAGCGGTAAACGAGGGTTGCTGCCATAATTGTATACTTTTATGTGTGATTAGAAATATATGCGAATATGGTCATCGTACATTTCCACTTTCCTACCTACAATTGCAGGAGTAGCGTTGACAACCTTTGCTGTTTCAACAACTGTAGGAACAGTTTCAACATCTGTTGCGTCAATAATAGCAACATCAGGGCTAACAGTAGCAACGGTATTCTTTTCTACTGTTGGTTTGGCTTTTCTTTTAATCATATATGTATGCGCTGATACATAATACAACTTGTTCAACATTTGCTTTTCAGTTAGATTGTACTTTGGAGCCAAACGTTTTGCAAGTTCTTTGATCTTGGTCCCATTGCGCATCTCCCTTTTGATTTCTGTAAGTTCTGCTGTCTTAAAAATGCTTCTTCTTGACATGTGCTTTGCTTTTATTTGTGATTTAATTGGTTACCAGATTTCAAACCCTCCACATTTACGGAGGAATGTTACGAAGTTTGTTACATGATATAAAGGAGCGCTGTGTGCTGAAAATGCTAATGTACCATCATCAGCCACCACCCCATTATAAAGAACTGTGCCTATTGGATAGTCTTGGTTTAGCTTTTCTGTCCTATTAGGACCAATAAAACTACCAGTGGCTGTACTCCACGACCCTAAACATAAATAGAATCTATCATCTTCATCATGCATGTTAGCATTGTTCAAGATCATAAATGCCTCAATAGCATCAGCTAGCATGTCACAGTCTTCCTGTGTCTTCAAGCCACTACCACTATTCATACCCCAACCGCTTGTGTCAAAAGGAAGCTCTGTAGCATGTATAGCCATATCAGCTATTGCATGTATTGGTCTCCAGCCCCACCAATTACTCCTGAAATACACACCAGGATTTACACTATGGAATAGGTCCATAGAGTTAAAATACTGGCTCTTTTCATAATCTGTGGCTGTGCTCCAATTTGGTTCTTTTGGGCGATCCCCAACTATTTGAGGATTTATCCCAGCAATGTCTACTCCCATAATTGATTTTTTAACTTTGAATAATCTTCCATCATTTGATTTGCTCTCATTATCCCACTCCTATCAATAGATAGTCTACCAACATGTAGGTCTTTCATCCATTTGTGGAATTTGGGATCTAATTGTGTCTGTGCTCTTTCAGCCTCAATTTCTTGAAGCCTCTCTAATGTAATGTGCTCTAAGGTCATATGCTTGTTTTTAATATTAAGAATCATCGTCCATATCTGTATCATCATCATCTTCATTATGGTATATTTCTCCTTCTCCTTTACATACAGGACATGCCACATCTGGTGTAGCACCATATCCTGATCCATTACAATGGTGACATAACCAAGGACCCTCATCATCATCATCATCATCATCCTCATAATCATCATACATTCCCACTAGAGTCATGGTCACCTTATTTGCATACATAACAGGATTGATTTCTTCCTCATGAGCAAAGTCCCATTCGTCTATCTCCACATCTACAAACCCATCCCATTCACTAAGAATGAAGTTGATGTCAGTAAGTTCTATGTCTCTGAGCTCATCAACATGGTCTCCCTCATCCCACCAACCTATTTCATGTGGTTCTGCTAACACCTGCTCATCATAGATTAAATAGGGCTCAACAGGTGCACCATGCATAACAATAAACTCTTCTAATGTCTCACGAGGATGTGTATTAAGCGCCCATATCTCTGTGTATTCTTTTAATGTACCTGGATTTATCTTGGTGATAAACCACATACCAATTTCAAGTTGCTTAGGCATATAGCTCTTAAGCACAAGTTCCACTGTATGATGCATTATTTCTTGTTTTGAAGGTGTTTCTTAATGTCCGCCTCCTTGAATGTGCGTTTCAAAGGACTAGCTGCACCCATTGGGTCTTGTGTATTATCTACACGAACACAACTGTATATGCCTTGTCCTAAATCAGCCACCACCTTCCAGGTCTGATATAAACTACCACCAGCTGTACCAGCTTCATACCTTTCAATGTGTTTTCTAAAGATTGTTCCCACCATAAATAATTGATTTACAATTTGTTATTTAAATATTCTTGTTCATTAACGTAGTTCTCTGCATCATTTATATGATTGCATTGAGCATCTGTATAGCCAGCATTATAATCTTTTATACGTTGTTCCTTCTCTATTTGTGTAGATGTTAAATAACCATGTACATACCCATTAATCCACATCTGTTCATCAGTCTCATCACAGTGATGACACCCTTCCCACATACTTTTGGCTAGTTCTGTGATTTGTTCTAATGTTTGTTGTGCCATAGTTTATTTGTTTAAACGATTCCATATAAGTCAGCATACTTCTTATCCTCAGCCTTCTTCTTCTTCCACTGCTTCTCACAGGCTATACAATACACTGCCATACGATCAACTCTTGTCTTTGACTTGTGAAACATCATTTTCTCCTTTGTTATCTTGCACCTTGGACATGTCTTAACTATCATAACTAATTGATTTACAATTTATTGTGTTAATAATCTGCATGAATTTTACCAAAAACTTCATGCACTGCTTCCGAGTTTGGACGTGTTTTACTTCCTAATATGTCAACCATAAGTGTCATAATATGTAAAATAATCACAAATAAGTGAGTTAAAGTGTGATGTGAATACACTTTTACGTACATAAAAGTGTGTACATGTTACGATTTTATGGACTTAACATGAATGACACCATCCTCAATAGTGATGTATTCACCACTGGTGTTCAGTGCATCTATCATGAAATACTTATTACCAAATGCCTTCTCATACCCATTAAGGTCAATCTTGGTCACCTGTGTGTGTCCTATGACCTGTTTATATGTCTTTTTGAGCTCTGTATCCTTATTAGCTCTCATCAATGACCTTATCCTTATCCAAATAGGTGATTGCTCCTCATTGTCTCCTGTAGGGTCTATGTAGCTCATCTTCTTCATGCTGACAGCCATACCAAAGGTGAATGTATTAGGCTTATGCTTGAACAGCTCATTGAGCTGGTCCACTATTGTACCCACAGCCCAGCCATCGTGACCAAATACACTATCCATAAACTTAACACTCACACCAGCATGTGTAAATAGGAAGTCATCAAAAGCATATGCTATTTGTAGATGTTCTCTGTTAGCATCTAGAACAGGACCTATCTGAAAGCTACCCATGTATTGGTAGCCTGATGTACCTGTATCACCTATTTCAGGGAAATAATGGTGATCGTGGTTGCCTATTAGACATATCACCTCTATACCTGCATCCTTCTTATACTGAATGATGTCCAGGAAGTTGTTTAGCTGCTCTTCCAGCTTAATGTCAAACGAATCAAAATAATCTCCTATAAATATCACTCTATCAGGCTGCTCTATGTGTGTAATGAGCTTCCAAAATGATGTTCCGTGTGTGTCACCTAGCACTAATGTCTTCATAATCAATGTTTTAAAAAGGAGCAGCCTGTATTTCAAGACTGCTCCAGAGCTACAACTAGTAACCCAACCCTTCGAGTTCATATGCACTAGCCTCAACGATAACACTACCGTGAGAAACTGTGTACATAAATATTATCTGCATGTGATTGGCAAGCTTTTGAAACAGCTTGAACTCTGTGGGCGTGAATGTTAATCTTTTCATTTTGAAGGATTTATTGTTTTGATTAATAAGGACGATTTGCTTTACGAACAACCTGTTCCCAGGACATTCTACCCTTGCAGCCATAACCTGTTGTCCTGCAAGACGACATAAATATAGCAATAACTGCTAATAGTAACAACTTTCTCATGTAACATGATTTAATGAATGAATAAAAAAGAGGGAACAGTGTAGACACACATCCCCGTATGATTGCTTGCCATAATATCTTATCTATCTTCCTCTGTATAACCAGCTGAGTCATATATTGGTTCATCAGGATATAATTCAGGCGGCACAGATGGACATCTGTTGTACTGCCACCACTCTGAGCCATCATATTCTCCCCTATCAGCCCATGTACCATCTTCAAACCATATAACACCATCTATATTCTGACATCCATACCCACTATCATATGTAAAGTCTAGCTTAGCCATAAACTCAGCATATTGTTCATCTGTATATCCTAATGGAAGACATATCTTCTGTTTATCTTCTCCATCATCTGTCCAAGAACCTATGTCTTGTATCCATGCACATATAACATGAGGCTTTGTAACAATGAAGTTGTTAAATTCTATTTGTGCATTCATATAATGTGTATTTAATGCTATATATATTCTCTAATGTACTGATTTACCCTATCACTGTTTTTACCCTTATAACCTCCCTATGGTCACACACCATCTCTCTAACTTACACAAAATCAATGAGTTATGTAGTGAATTTATCCTACACCCACCCACAGGAATGGTATATTCCCCACCCTTATATATAATAAGGAAGGAAAGTCCCCCTTGTGAGAGGACTTTCCTAATTGATTAGAACGAAGCATTAGCAAGAGCATTGATTGCTGACTCAGTCAAGCCTGCTGTGCTTGCTTGGTTGCGAATCTCTTGTGCAATCTCGATGTCTAACAATGCACTATCAGCGTGTGCTTGTTTAATCTCTTCACGAGATTTGAAAGCGCTGAGTGCTGTAAGACGACCTGATGTAACAGCAACACCATTAGCGTCAACCAATGGTTTACCGCTTGCATCAAGTTGACCAATCTCTTTCATTGTACCAATGGCATAGAATGGAAACTTAACATCGTCTTGCTTAGCCCAACCAAGAGCTGACATTTGACGACCAAAGATGTGCACACGCTCGCCAAGAGCTGTGTAGCCTGAGAAATTACCGTTTGCTGTGAATGACCCGTTGTTGATGACATAATTTTTGTTCATCTTTTTTGATTTTTATGGTTTAGAAATAAATGACTAATATGTATAAGAGGATTTGGGACGGAATGATTTGGTAAAAAAAAGGGAGAGTGTTCTCCCCCCCCTTTTTTTATGCTATAAGACTTTCCCAATGACTACTGTTCAACACTGTATCAATCCTCACGATGTGCTTCTGTTCTGTTGGTTTAGCATAGATTTTCTGTGTCACCTTGCTTAACCTATTGGTAATCAACATGTTACCATTATTCTCCATCTTAACATGCACTTTCTCAAGGTTGAGAAGGCTAATTGGAAGAATAATAATTGGCAGTCCTGTTGACTCTTGAATAACAACCTCACAATCACTTACCTTCTTATCCAAGCCTAACATCTTCCATGAGCCTATCATGTAAGGATTGACAAAGAAATGTGTTATCCTGTCCAAAGGATTAACAACCTGATTACTGTTGAAATCGTAGAAGAATTCCATAACAATGATATGGTTGCCTGTACACCACAAGGTTTTAGTTATTTAAATTGAGAGATTGTGGCTGGTTTCTTCGTATCTTTCTACAGGCACGCCTGCTTCCTCTCTATCGCTGTTTTGCAGCTCACGAGGCTAATCAACCACTATCTCTCAAATTGTACAAAAGGATTTGGGACGGAATGGGAATCAAGGGAATTACACCCTTAGAGTTCTGCCTTTGGGAAGTATTTGAGAACGTGTTCTACGCTATCAAACCCATCACCTGACAGCTTACCATTACTGTCTATTAGTATGTAGATGTTGTCTTCTCTTTTGAATAGGAATGGATATTGTCTATCATTTGTGTTGAACAATACCTTCCTGTACTTGTGACCTTCCATTGTAAAAGTTTTTAAGTTAATAAAATGAAGACTTGCTCCAATGACCTCTGTAATCATTATGGCATCATTCAGCCACTCACCCTATTTCAAGGAAATTAATTACTATGCGGATTGAAAAAGCAAGTCTTCTGAGAGTTTTGACGGGGGTATCCCCAACCTCTCAGATTGTGCTGGGGGGTTTGGAATGGAGTACCCTCCCCTCTCATGAACAGGGAACATTTTATAGACACGGGGGGTTTTCAGGGGGGATGTGTTCCACGTGAAACATGTATGGGGGGGGTGCAAAAAATAAATTTGGTAGTATATGGGGAAGGGTTGTAACTTTGGGGTGGAGGGTGGGTTAGGAGAAGATACTTCCTACAGACAGTAAGTCAATGAATGGCTACAGTTGAGCTACGGAATTAAGAATGGGGATGGTGTATCTAGTGGAAAAAATAACATAATATAGCAATAGGATAAAAGATTGTATTTGAATATGTTAGAATAACCCCCTATCTTTGTATTAACTATATGACGGTGATATTACAAAAACTGAAGAAAGAAGAAGCTGACAGCTATAAGATAGCTGAAAGGTATTACACTATTCTTTCTGCAGTGAATGATCTTAGGTTGACACAAAGGGAGATACAGCTTCTTGCTTTTACGGCTATTAGGGGAAACATCTCCTATGCTAATATAAGGAAGGATTTCTGTGACACCTATGGCACCACCAATCCGTCCATAAATAACATCATTTCCAGGCTGAAGAAGATGGGGGTTTTGGTGAAGGATGGGACAAAGGTGAAGGTGAATCCCAGGATAGTATTAAACTTTGAAAATGACGTCACCCTTGAAATCAGACTTGTTCACGGACAATAAGCCCGTAAGCCTGTCTGTCAAAGACTGGATTATTAGGAAGCTGGCTCCCAAGATGCTCATTAGTGAGAAGACCATTGAGGCTGTCATTAATCATCAGTTTCAAGAGGCCAACCAAGCGCTGACAAAACATAAGAGCTTGGAGATCAGTGGGTTTGGGAAGTTCTTCTTTAATGAAGGGAAGGCTGTAAGGCAGATGGAGAAACATGAAAGCCAGGTGGCCCTGTTCACAAAGAAGCTGGAGGACGTTAGCCTGACAGAACAGAAAAGGAAGTCGTACGAGCTTAAGCTTCAGATAGCCTTGGATGGTATAAGAGATTTAAAACCAAGAATGTATGCTTTCACAGATTTACGAGGGGTGGAGGAACAACCTAATCCCCCCAGACAAGTTGAAGACAGCGATATTAGAGACGAGCAATAAAAGAATAAGCATCTGTAAGCAGTGTGAATATCATTCAGCTAACAGAAAGAATTACAAAACCATCCGTCTTGACGCTCATTGCACCCATTGTGGATGCACTCTGTCTGCTAAAACCAAATGTCTTTCATGTGCCTGTCCGTTAGAGAAATGGATGGCAGAGGTTACGCAAGAACAAGAAGAGCAAATAAAAAAAGATGGAAAATAACGAGGTCGTATTTAAAAAGATTCCGTTGAAGGTGTTTTTAGACATTCTTCACGATGCGTGGGAAAAGGGAGCAGACTATGTTGACATAGTGGGTGTCCCTGACGAAGTGCAGGACAATATAGCTGTGGCCATTCGTGAGGAATACATGAATGCACATCCTGAGGATGAGTTTGAAATAGATGTGGAGCTAGAACATCCTGACGACAACAAAGATTTATCAGACGAAGACTTAAACCAATTAATATGAATCCAGTAGTAGAAGCGTGGATAGTTATTGAAAAATTAGCAGCCTTGATTGCTACACCTGACGTAAGCCCAGAGGTGAAAAAACTGGCTAATGACGAGATTGAGAAACTTCTCAGTTCTGTAATTCAGCCCAGCCTCACCAAGTTTACAGCAGCGAGCTCAGGAATTCTGCTCTAAATGACAGATATGGGAAGACCCAACGATTATTACAGAGTGCTTGCACTTTTCCAGCAATTACATACGTCCTACCCTAATTACAATATGGGTAGACACATAGCCACTGCGCTAGATGAATATGGAGATGTGTGGGGACTCAGTGATAGAGAGATACTTTTTGCTCTTGAGAAGTATAAATCAGAGCTTGACATGGACGTTCCTCACACAGATGAGAGCGAAATTGATCAGATTATAAAGGAGGGGATGAATCTGGAGAACATTCTAAAAGAAGAAGATGGCGAAGATTATTAAGAAAACTACATATATTAATACAGAGCTTGAATGGGCTGAACAACAGCTCACATCGTGGAAAGCTTATGTGGATGCAAATCCCCTGCATGAACTAAAAGACAGGATTGAATGGAAGCCTACAGCCAAAGGAGGAATGCTCCCCATGGTCATAGCGAGCATTGAAGCCCAGGGTAAATTCATACAGGAAACCATGAAAAATTACTTGGCCCTTCTAGAGGTGGTGGAGAAACTACGTGAGAAGGAAGAAGCTAAAGTGGAAATCAGAGGCAGTGGAGAACTATCTACCATGGCTGAAGACTTTCTTAAAAGCAGACGATGAATGAACTTATAAGTATAGACTACAAAGACTGGTTCATTAATCAGGGAAGACTCCCTGACCGTGAGTCAGCTGAGTATAGGTCATTCTTTGACTTTCATAAAGAGTTATGTCTGAATGGATGCATGATGAATGGGACATATATTAACCCATTCCTCTATTGGCATTTAAATGTGTGGCACACAGAGGTGGATGTTGTTGATGAAAGAGGACGCATCTACCAGAAATATGCCAACCCCCTGTTACGTGATAACGAATGGATTGTGACAAATGAGATTGACAGGGCACAACAAGAAAAAAAGGGCTTGGTGATACTAGGAATACGACGTTTTGCCAAGTCTGTTTTAGAGGCTTCTTACATAGGGTGGGGCGCAACATTTGATGAAAACTCCCAGAATGTGATCGCTGGGTTAAACGCTCCCGACATAAAGCTGATCACAGACAAGCTGGACAAGGGCCTCAATTTCCTACCTGAAGCATGGAGATGGCAGAGAGTTGAGGACAATTGGAAAAACCAAGTCACCCTAGGTATCAAGACTCGTGGAGGAGAACGTATACCGTTCTCTCAAATCCTCATCCGTAACTTGGATGAAGGTAATAACGAAGAGGCTATTGCAGGTACCAAACCTCGTAAACTAATTATTGACGAGATTGGTAAGGGCAACTTCCTCAGAGGCTTTCAGGCAGCTGTGCCTGGTTTCACCACTCCGTATGGATGGGGATGTTCTCCTCTCCTGACAGGAACAGGTGGTGATATGAAGAAATTTATGGACGCTAAGTCCTTAATGTTTGACGCAGACAACTTTAACTTCCTTGCTTATAACAATGAGAAAGATGAGAAACGTGTTCATGGCTTATTTATTTCGTATAAGTATAGAATGGAAGCTAAGGAAGAGAGCACGCTGGGTGAATTTCTTCAACAACCTGAAGGAAGCGATCTTCATAATGTCAAGATGCTTGTAAGCAATGAAGACAAAGCTCTTGAAATAACCACAGCCAACCTTGAACGCCTGAAGAAAGCAGGAGATAGGGTGGCCTATCTAAAAGAAAAGATGTACTACCCACTTGAAGTGGATGACATCTTCCTGAATGAGGACACTAACATATTTGATATAGAGGCAGCTAAACGTCAAAAGAGTAGACTGCTTAACCAGGGGCGTACAGGCACTCCTGTAATTTTGTTTCATGACGGAGAGAAAATCAGCCATGAGTTTACAGACAAACAGCCTATAACCAACTTCCCTCTAAAAAATAGCGATCTAAAGGATGCTCCTGTTGTCATATATGAGTTTCCTATTGAAAGTCCTCCATATGGATTGTATGTAGCTGGGGTCGATCCTTACAGACAAGGACAAGCTGCCTATTCTACATCATTAGGATCTGTGTACGTTTATAAGAGAATGCACGACATAACAGGTGAGAAATATCAAGATATGTTCGTAGCTTCGTATTGTGCTCGACCTGATAAGAAAGACACCTGGGAAGAACAGGCTAGACTTCTCATCAAATATTACAACGCACGTACGCTCTGTGAGAATGATGACATCTCCTTCATAGAATACATGAAAGCAAAAGGAGATGCACACTACCTTGAGAAACAACCTGATTGGTTGAAAGAGGTGGTGCCTGGTACAACAGTGAAACGCGAGTATGGTGTGCACAGAAGCTCTGACAAAATCAGAGACTACCTGCATAACTGTCTCAAGAAGTATATGGAGGAAGTGGTATACACCGAGAAGGATGAAGATGGTAACATCACCAAAGAGGTGCACGGAGTGTCAAAGATATTTGATCCTGTACTGCTAGAAGAGATAATTCAGTATAACGATCAGGGTAACTTTGACCGTATTATTGCTGCAGAACTTGCTATAGCTCAGGCTCTTAAGATGGATCCTGTACTTGGTAAGGTAGGGGGGTCATCTGATCCTAGAGTGAGTGCGATATTCAAACCCAATAAGAAGAACGTTCTGTTTACAGAATCTCGTGGGTTATTTAATAAAGTGAAAAAAAGTAAACTTTTTATATAATGGCTATCATTAGATATACGAAAGATGCTACAATTAGATATGCCTATCTAAATATATTCCCTGACCAGTTTAAGACGGACAAGGAAAAGCAAGACGAGAGTTGGATAAAGAACACCATGGACTACTTTGCAAACAAGGCTTACGCTGAGTATGTGAAGAACCGTGACACCTTTGTCAAAAACTACGACCTAATAAAAGGCATCTTGAGAATGGAAGACTTCTATCAAGAGCCTACAGTGAAGAGCTTTACAGATATGATGACAGCTGATTTACAGCTTCCTGCATATGTAAAGATGTATTCCATCATGACCACCCCTGTAAACGAGCTGGTGGGTGAAATCACAAAACGCCCTGACACATTCAGGGTGAAGGCATTTGATGATGACAGTAAGGCTGAAGAGCTACAATTCAAGACAGACATTCTTCAAGAATATGTAATTGGCCAAGCTAAACAAAAGATTGTTCAACAAGCTGCAATGCAGGGTGAAGAGATTGACGAGGAAGAGTTGCAGCAACTTACCATGGATCAAGTGAAAGATGTGCTAGATAGCTATACATCTGTAGCTGAGAAATGGGCTAATCACGTACTCACCTGTCAGAAGGCTGAGTTTAACCTAAAGGAAAAAAGTGAAGATGCGTTTCGCGATTTGCTAATTTCTGGAAGAGAATTCTATCACATATATGAAGACAACTCAAAACTTGGATTTAATGTTGAGGTGGCTAACCCCAAGAACACTTGGTTTCTTACAACTCCTGATAGAAAATGGATCTCTGATCCTACAGGTAGAGCTCAAGGTGCTTATGCGGCTGGTACAGTACAGGTTATGGAACTTTCAGAAATCATTGAAAGCATTCCTGACCTCACCAAAGAGGAGATTGATCACTTACGTAGTTCTCTTCAAGACTATGGATTAATCAATGTGCGTGAGTCTAATCTAGGTAATCCTAATGCGATTCCTGGTATTGACTCAGTGCAATATGATACATTTGACCCTCTTGTTCTCCAGACACGTATGATTATTGAATCAGAGATGAAGGAGAACAACGACGGACTAAAAGACTTCTTAGGACTTACATCTAATGTGTCTTCATTTGGATACAAATATGTGGTGGTGAGATCTTATTGGATCAGTAAGAAGAAGATTGGCAAGGTGATCTACTTAGATGAGCTGGGCAACGAACAGTCTGTTCTGGTGGATGAGAATTATAAGAGTGGTACAATTCCTACACAGGAATCTATAGAATGGGGATGGATTAATCAATGGTATCAAGGAACTAAGATTGGACCTGACATCTATCATATAAAACCATTTAAACTTCTTAACTATTGTCCCATCATTGGTACAACATTTGAGGTGAAGAACACAGAGGCTAAGTCTCTGGTGGACTTAATGAAGCCTTTCCAGGTGTTGTACAATGTATGTATGAACCAGCTTTACAAGCTCCTTGAGAAGGAAGTGGGTAAAGTGTATTTGACATCCATCAGACACATTCCTATCCCTAAGGATGGTGATGCTCAAGATGCTCTTGACATCTGGGAAATGGAAGCTCGCAATCGTGGGGTGATGTTTATTGACGATAGCCCTGAGAACCTGAAGAGTCCTTCTAGCTTCAACCAGTTTAGAGACATTGACCTCACACGTACGCAGGAGATACAATCTCGTTACACGTTAGCACAACAGCTCAAGAATGAATGCTGGGAGCTTGTGGGTATGAGTAAGCAACGTATGGGATCTGTATCAGCTAGTGAGTCTGCTACAGGTACAAACACAGCTATTCAACAATCTTATTCTCAAACAGAGCCTCTGTTTGTAGCACACGAATATATTATGGGTCAGCTCTATCAATCTATCATTGATGCTGCCCTGTACGTAGAAAGCAAGAAGCCACAATCCACCCTCTCCTACATTACAAATGAGGGAGAAGCTGCGTTTGTACAGGTGAACGGTTCTGATCTTAAGTTCCGTGACCTGAAGGTGTTCTTAACAAATCGTCCTGAAGATAAGCAAATGTTCGACGAGCTTAGAGGTTTGTCTCAAGCTGTAATTCAGAATGGTGGAAGCTTGTACGATGTAATTGAGCTCTACAGCACCAAGTCCATGAGGGCTATGAAGAAGGTGTTTAAAGAGTTGAGAGACAGACAAATGCAAGTGCAAGATCAACAAATGCAAACTCAACAACAGCAGATTGATCAGCAAAGAGAGATTGCAGCTGCTCAACTTCAACAGGCTCAGCTTCAGAAAGAGCAAGAGATTGCCAATGATAACTATCAGAACGAACTGGATAGAATTAATAAGAAGGAGATTGCTCTTATTGCTGCTGAGGCCAAGAATATGGGACCTCTCAGCGATGTAGACAAGAGTGGTGCTCCTGATGTTCTAGAGATTAATAAAATTGCTGCTGAACAATCTCGTACAGCAAAAGATTATGAAATGAAAATGGCAGACATTCAGGGGAAGAATGTCCAGAACCTTCAGAAGCTTGAGATTGAAAGAGAGAAGCTGAAGGTGGCTAGAGAAAATCAAAAGAACGACTTGGAAATAGCAAGATTAAACGCCAAGAATCGAGCTACAAAATCTAAATAATGTTTGATAGGCTCATTGACCTACTAACTAGCTGGTTTGAACAACTGCTCCCCTTCTTTATCGTTAGAGATTTTGAGGAAGCAGTTGTTCTACGCTTTGGTAAGTTCCACAAGGTAGTTAAACCTGGTTTCCACTGGCGCATCCCATTTGTGGATGATCCTATGGAACAGCATGTTGTAGTTACAACCCTGAGCCTACCCCCACAGAGTCTTTACACTAAAGACAAACAGAACATTGTTGTGAAGGGGTTGATCAAATACAAAATAGCTGACATTCAGACATTTGTGTTAGAAGTGTATGATGCTGAGGATGCTATATCAGATATGACACAGTCTATTATTAAGAACATCATTATGGACAAAACCTTAGAGGAGTGTATAGACATTGAGATTGATAACACCCTCACAAAGAAAGCTAGGGTGGAGGCAAGGAAATGGGGTGTTGAAATCCAACAGGTTACACTCACTGACATAGCTCCAATCCGTTCGTACAGGATAATAAACGACACGGTGATAAACAAACTTGATTAGAGTGATTTAGATTAATGCTATATTATATACGAAAATGATGCATATAGATGCATAACTCTTTGCTATTCAACAATCTCTGACTATTTTTACACACGTATAAACCAATTTAAACAAACTACATATGGCTGAGAACCTAGATACCCCGTCATTCGGTAACTTTAGTATTGAAAATACTATGGAGATGGGACCTGGAAGTACAGAACTTCTTAATGATCTTATGTCTCCTGAGACATCAACAGGCAATCCTGATGATATTCAGAAGATCGTAAAAACTGCTGAACCCCCTACTCCAGATCCAAAACCCGATGTTCCTAAAGGAAAAGAAGTTGTTCCTAAAGCAGATGGTGAAGAATTCACTGGTCAAGATTTGATTTCAAGCTTCCTTGGTGATAACACTGAAGAAGGAGAAGAAGAATCAGAAGAGGTTGATCCTCAACCAGTTAAGAAGAAAGCTCCAACAACTGAAGCTAAACCTGCTGCTGAAGAAGAAAACAATAACGAAGAAGGAGAGGGAGAAGGAGAAGAGCAAGTGAGTCAATTCACAGCTTTATCTCGTGACCTTTTCAAACTTGGTGTTTTTTCAAAGGATGAAGATGAAGATGATGTAAGCATATCCACTCCTGAAGAGTTTCTAGAACGCTTCCAAAGTGAAAAGAAAAAGGGAGCTGTTGAGATGGTACAAAACTTCATTAGTCAATTTGGCGAGGATTATCAACAAGCGTTCGAGGCTGTATTTGTAAAAGGCGTTAGTCCAAAAGAATATTTTGGTACATATAATAACGTGGTTAGTTTCTCTGAAATGGATCTTTCACAAGAAAACAATCAAGTGAGAGTGATAAGACAAGCATTAACTGACCAGGGTTTTGAAACCGAAGACATTGATACTGAGGTGGAAAGACTCAAAAACTATGGTGATTTAGAGAGCGTAGCTACAAAGCACCACAAAGTGCTTGTTAAGAAGGAAGCCCAGAAACTTTCTCAAATGGAGCAAAAGGCTGAACAAGAGCTCCAACAAAAACAAGCAGTAAAAAACCAATACATCCAGAATGTTCAGGGAGTCCTTCAAGACAAACTGAAATCTAAGGAATTTGATGGAATCCCCATCAACCCCAAGTTGGCAAACGAACTACAAGACTTCCTGCTGGTAGATAAATACAAGACAGCAAGCGGTGAGACACTCACTGATTTCGACAAAACCATCTTGGAATTGAAGAGACCTGAGAACCATGCAACAAAGGTGAAAGTTGCCCTCCTGCTTAAAATCCTAGAAAAAGATCCTACACTATCTACCATCCAAAGAACAGGCGTTTCAAAGAAATCAAACGAACTGTTTGGGGAAGTAGCTAGACAGGTGACTAAGACTAAGACAGGTGGTAACAGTCAACCAGCCAAACAAAATTCATGGTTCATTTAAATTTTAATAAATAAAAGGATAACAAAATGGCAATTCAAACAATCCCAGGTCTAACTGGCTTCACGTATGCTCGTGTCGCATCTATGGACAAGCGTGCTGTGGGTAAGCTAACTGACGCTAACCACCTGGAGAGCTTTCACTCAACTGAGCCTGCTGATTACGACAAGAAGATCATCAGCCTCTATACACAGAGCTCTCTGTACAGCAATGACTTCCTTGACATGATCAACAAAAGCACGCCTTATTACATTGATAATAATAGCGATGCTTGGAAATGGCAAGTAGCTGTTCCCTACAAATTCCCTAAGATTATCGACATCCCTGCTGCTACAGCTGAGCTGAGCAAGCCTGGTATCGATGGTCAAGAGTTCCAATTGGTAATTGACACAAATGAGTTCTCTAAGAACGCAATCATTTCTGTTGGTACTCGTCAATATGGTCCTCGTTTTTACGTTATTAAGGATCCAGTTCCTTGGAACATGGGCTTCCTTTACAGCTTCACACTTGTTACAGACAATCCAACTGTAGACTTCGTAAGCCCAACCTTCTTACAGGTAGGTATCGAACTTGAGTTGGTTGATGCTGCAATTGGTGAATTCGATCAAGATCTTTTGGGTCTTCCTCGTTTGGGTGAGCAAATCACAATGTTTGAATCTTTGGGTTCTGCATATGGTTTCGAGCACAAAATCACTGAGTGGGCTGATGACAAAATGATGCGTGACTCTGCAGGTCGTCCTTTGGACATCCTTGTATATGCACCTCAGCGTCGTAACCAACTTCCTTTAACTCGTAACGATGTTAAATGGGAGCCATTTATTGAGTTCTGGATGCGTAAGTCTATGCTTGAGTTGAAAGTTAAGCGTATGATTTGGTCTCGTCCTGGTACTGTTAAGACTAACGGTAGCAAGCAAGAACTTAAGCGTACATCTGCTGGTGTTTATCACAGAATGCGTAATAACGGTAACCTTGTTCAATACAACCGTGGAGAATTCACTGCAAACTTGATTCGTTCTGTGTTTGGTGACTTGTTCTATCGTCGTGTGGATGTTAAGGACCGTCGTGTTAAAATGTACACTAACGAAGCTGGATTTGACGTATTCCAACAAGCTTTGAAGACAGACGCTTTAAACAGTGGCTTGACTTTCATGGCTGATTCTGGAAACCGTTACATGCAGGGAGAAGGTCAGCACATCACTTATAACTTTGCATTCGATGCAATGGTTACTCGTGAGACTGGTCGTGTTGAGTTGATTCACTTGAAAGAGTTGGATCTTCCACAATCTAACCTTGAATTTGGTCAGAACAAGAAGAGCACACCTGTATTCATGGTGTTCGACGTATCTCCTATGTCTGATGGTTCATTGGTTAACAACATCCGTGAAGTACGTATGAAGGGTGCACCTTCTATGACTTGGGGTTATATCGATGGAACTCGCCACCACTTAGGCTTTGCTAAGTCTCAGGGTATGAGCTCTGCGAACAAATTCCCAGGATACGAAATCTGGATGAAAGACCGTTGTGATGTATTCATTGAAGACTTGTCTCGTACAGTTTTGATTGAAGAAATCCCACAATTCTAAGGAACCATTCTAAGGATTCTATCCTTAGACCCTTATACCGAGAAGAGATTGCCCCCCACATCCCCGTGGGGGAGCTCTTCTCACTTACAGAGTGGTTGGACTGGGGTGTCTCCCAATCGCTATCCCTTCGGTGGGAATCACTCTGCGAAATAAACCAAATAAAACAAACTACATATGGGTAAGTTAGGTAAAATCTCAACTATTAAGAAGGAGTATAACAACTCACAACTTCAAACAATGCAAGGCGGTCTTTCACTTAAAGGCCTAACACGTATTCCTGGTACAGGGGTATTTAAGTATCCTTACAAGGAATTGGATGGACAGTATAGAACAGGACTTGATCCTAATGCTAGTTACATCCGCAGAATCCAAGATCCTCTTGAAAGAGAACTTGAGACTGAGCGTGTTACAAATCTTAGAGACAAGTTACAAGCTGCGTTGGGAGATGTTGACTTAGGTCCTCGTTCTAGTTTCTGGAACTATGGATTGTCTACATCAACAAGTGATACGCTGCATGTTCAGCCTGTAAAACTTCTAGATAGTGATAACTTCTTTGATCTTAATATTCCTTTTCAGGAATTAGCGTTTTCATGGCTTCGTGTTCATCCTACAATTGCAAGCTCTTATCAAGCTTGGGAGCGTGGTGAATATCCTGCTGAAACTCAGTTCTACGTAGCTGATGATGAAATTGAGAATGCTGTTCTCTTCAAGAAGAAGCAAATGATTAACAAAGCTATTGTTAAGTTTGACAGCATGACTCCTGAAAGAAAAAGAAAAGTGGCACGTTTGTTGGGATTACCTGTAACTGATGATACTAAAGAGGAAGCAGTTTACAATCTTGTAGACAATGTTCTTAAACAAACCGAGTTTAAAAACGGTAAGTATCAAGGGTTAAATCCTGTTGAAGTGTTCACTCGCTTCGCAGACATGAAGGATAACTTACTCCATATCAAAGACTTAGTGAAACAATCTCTTCTTCACTCAATTTATAGATCTAAACCTAACGGTAAAATCTACGAAGGTGAGTTTGAAATAGCTAAGGACGAAGATGATTTAATTAAATTGCTTGTTGACGATGATAATCAAGACTTGCTCTTGACTCTCGAAGCTAAGCTAAAAACTAAGAAATTGGCTGCAGTATGATACCAGTAGATAGTTTATTATATAAGATAGACCAAAAACTAAATAAACTATCAACTAATATACACCAGCAAATTAACTTGGAAGATAAAATTCTGGCTCTCAATGAGGCCCAGATTAAGCTGATAAAACAAAAGGTTGATGGTTTTAGTGTGGTAAGTGGAATGGGACTCGATGCTTTTAAGAAGCGTTATGAGGACCTCCAAAGCTTGGTCATAACATATAACCATCAACCTCTTGATCTCACTCTTAAGAACGAAGAACTAAATCAATGGTTTGCTAATCTGCACCTACTTGTTCCTAAGTACATGTTCTACATTGATAGTTATGTACTAGCTGACAAAGGGGTGTGTAAGGATAGAAAGATCTGGATTAACAGAGACTTAGCTAAACATGGTGACCTTCAGTTCATTCTGAACAATACACATTATAGGCCGTCTTTTGAATACCAAGAGACTTTCAACTTCCTCTCGACAGATGAAATATCCATCTTCACAGATGGTACATTCACTCCGAGCAAGATATATATGTCTTATATGAGATATCCAGTATACATTAACAAAGAAGGATATATCATGTTAGACGGTGAACCATCATTTGACCAAGACTGCGAACTTGAACTCTATCTAGAGGATGAGTTGTTAGACTTAACAGTACAAAACCTAGCAATGTACACAGAGAACGCTGCTGCTGTTCAAAGTGCACAGTTCAGGATACAGACAAACGAATAAATTTTTAATCACCTAAAATAAAAGCAAAATGGCTGATTTTTCATTAACTACGCTCTTCGTAGTACCAGTAGGGCAAACTGCGCTCCCTAGTTCTGGATCTACGCAAAACTTGAGCGCTGGCCAAGTGGGCATTTTCAGAAATGACTACACTCTGGCTACAGCTGCAAACATCGCAGCTGCTCCCTATTTTTATATTGCGCAGGGCCGTACAAACACTTATCTGCAAGGCTCTAAGCGTTCAGATAAAATTAAAGGCTGTCCTTCAGGATCTGGTTGTAGCAGCAATGTAACTGAGTGGTACAAAGTGGACGGTTGTCCTACTCCTCTCACTCAAATTACAGATGTTGTTAACTGGAACGCACAGTGTGGTGATATCATCACTGTAACACTTCGTGCTCACTCTAGCTACCTTGACACCCTGTATTTCAATGGTTTCACTCGTTCAGTAACTGTAAACGCACCTTGTTGTGATTGCGGTGGTGATCCTTGTGCTAGCGTTGATGTACCTGCTTTGATCGATGATGTGATTTATCACTTCAATCTTCAAGCTCCTGGTAACAACCCTGACAACATCACTTTCTCTGACTTCTATCAGTTCCAGAGAATTGGTAACGACCAAAACGCTTTCTTGCGTATCACTGGTAAGCCTCTTACCAAATATGGTCAGCCTTGTGATGTAGCAGCATTTCCTTTCGAGTATGACAGAATGTGGTTCCGTACATTCGTGTTCAGCGGACCTGCAACCACAGCTGACTTCATTGTAGCTGATCCTTGTAACACTGTTGCTGATCCAGTAATTGTACAGCGTTCTTCTTACGCTTCTGGTACATCTGCTGAGATTGCACAATTGGAGAAAAACTTCTACAGCTACCAAGCTGGTTATTTGAAGCATCTCTACAGGATGAATGGTTACAATGAGAACTTTGAGAGCTGGGTGAGTGATGGTACTACATATACCACCTACTACATCAAGTTTAATGAGTACAACAAGTCTGAATATCAGTGGGGCGATTATATCATGGAAGATAGCACTGTAATCATTGCTCTTGAAAAGGATAGCGCTATGGAAACCGCTGTAGAAGCAGTTCTTGTGGCAGGTCTTGGTGCAGTTGTTTCTCAGAATGGTGTGTGTGTAACTACCACTTCTACTACAACCACTGTATGGCCTTCTACTACTACCACATCAACCTTGATTCCGTAATAGTAGGCAAGTAACATAGATTATATAACCTAAGCCAGAGGTGAGAGGATACTACTCAATCCTCTGGCTTATTTATTTAAAGCAACATGGCAGATTTAAAACTAGACATATTGGTAATCCCAACATACAATGTAACAACTCTTGGGGTTGCTGATGCTTCCGTTTATCCAACTAATCCACCTGTTGTTTCTGGTGCTACAATTGAAATTACGGTTCCTGGATTTGGAACATTCTATAAACCATTCAGCGTTAACGACTTCAACATATTTACTACATCAAACTTAGGAATAAGCCCCGTAGGCGTAGATCAACCTCTGCCTGATGGGGTTTATCGTTTAAAATATTCTGTAGCTCCTGCATACATAAACTTCGTAGAGAAGTCAATCATGCGTGTGGAGCAGTTACAGGAGAAGTTTGATGGAGCGTTTATGAAGCTTGATATGATGGAATGTGATAGAGCTATCAAAACACAAGCATTTGTGGATCTCAACTCTATCAACTTCTTTATGCAGGGAGCCATTGCTGCTGCAAACAATTGTGCTGATATTGAAGCAACAAGGCTTTATACTCAAGCAGATATGATGCTGAATAACTTTATAAAAAACAATTGTGGTTGCTCTGGAACCAACTACGTAATAAATTTCTACTAATATGGCTATGTGTAAAAACTGTGGAGCTAAGGTTGGATGTGGATGTCAATTGATTAACGGTCTTTGTGCAGCATGTAATGGTGCTATAAAACAAGGAAGAAAACTTATAGGAAATGTTATCACCCAGGCTTACAAGTTGTCCAGAATGCGCTAGTATTCCAGCACTGATTGCTGATATAGATTGTAAACTAGCTTCTCTTGCAAACAACTTATACAACAATGTTGTGTTTATGTTGAACCAGCCTGTACCTGGAGGGGTAATGCTGGCTCTTATAAACTACAGAAGAATACTTGCTTATAAGTATTGTAACCCCGATTATGCTGCTCCATTCACGGTGAACATGATTGCGAGTAGAGTAAAACTTTTAAAATATAAATAAATGTCCAACATTTGTTCAAATTGCTATAACGGTTGTGTAGAAACAACATCTGATCAATGTGTAAGATATACGGGTGTAGATGTTCCTATTTTGGGAATTAAGACAGGAGACTCTCTTTCGTATGTTGAGCAAGCATTGATTACATTTCTCACATCCACTCTCGATGGAACTGGCATAGTGCTACCCATCAACCCTCAAATTATTTGCGAGATTGTAAGTAAGAATCTTGTATCATGTGAAGACCTAAGTCTTCCTAATGTAATCACTGCAATCATTAAAGCGGTATGTGAACTCGACACACGTGTTACTGCTATTGAGGATGACCTTGCTGCTCTAGAAGGATCTTACACTGTGGGATGTCTTACAGGTGTAACTGGTTCCTCTGGAACACATGCAATTCTGCAAGCTGTTATTACAAAGCTTTGTGGCTTAGAGGTTGAGCTTGATGCTCTTGCTCTTGACGTAGATACAAACTACGTTAAACTTGCTGATTTAAATGCTCTGATTGCTGCATATTTATCTAGCGTTGGAACTAGTACCAAGTATTATAACCGTATGGTTCCTTACGGTGTTGTAGAGTTCTACGGATCTCTTACAGGTAAGTTTGATGGTACAGGTGCTGGTATTGTTGGAACTGATTGGGAGAAAATCTACCTCTGTAATGGTAACAATGGCACTCCTGATAAAAGAGGACGTGTACCAGTTGGTGCTACAACAGGCATGGGTGGAGGAGCTTTCAATCCTGCAGTGGATCCTGGGGTAGCTGGTAATCCTAGCTATGCTCTATTGGGAACTGCTGGTTCTAATAGTGTAACTCTTTCAGCTACAGAGATTCCTGCTCACTCTCACTTGGCTACAGCCACTGTAACTGATCCTGGACACTTGCATACAATTGCATATGCCCATGGAGAAGCTGATCAGAATGAGCCTGGTACATCAGGCGACCTTATGGATATGAATGGCATAAAGAGTTCGTCCACTAGTACAAACACAGCATTCACAGGAGTTTCTGTGGCAGTCAGTGTTGGTTCTACAGGAGGCGGATTAGCTCATGCTAACTACCAGCCTGGTCTGGGATGTTACTACATCATGTATATTCCTTAATAGTTAAACTCTTTATATAAAATGATATACCTTCCACAAAATCCATGCTGTACAACGATTCCAGTTGTCACCTGCGGATGTGATCCTTGTAGTACGCCCCTTACGCCAACTAACAATGTTGCATACAGCGGACCTAATTTATCTTGTACATTAATTGCAGCATATGACACAGCAACCGTGGCTTTCCAAAAGATTGACACTCAGATCTGTAGCCTCAAACAGCAGATCTACAATCTTCAGGTGGCTTTGGGTAATTGCTGTCCAACAACAACAACAACATCAACTTCCACAAGTTCGACAACCACAACAACTACAACAATAGCTTGTCCTTCTTGTGCGTTCTACTCTGTGACTAATTCAACTGTTTCACCTGTTAATATATCTTACTATCAGTGTGGAGGAATTCTTGTAAACACTTCTGTAGCAGGTCCTAGTATCATCTACGTATGTGCTTGTACAGGAACATTAGTGGTGCCTCCTATACCAGGTGTGTCATCAGCTAATCTTGGAGCATGTCCTACAACAACCACCACAACAACCGTAGGGTAAAATAATAAAAAAGCTCTGTTTGTTGGTTTTCAGCGCTTCTCCCTGGGGTTTCTACCCTGGGGAGTTTTTTTATTTATAACTAAGTTGGTTAGAATGGATAACCAGAAAGGTTAAAATAATTTGGAAAATACCAAAAAACCTTCGTACCTTTAGGGCAATTTTAATTTAAAAAAGTTGTAAATGCCTGAAAATCAATCCCTTCTGCAACAACTGGAGCAAATGCTCCACTGGAAAAAGAGCAAAAAGTTCTATGCAGACAAACTAAACATCACAGAGAACGAGGTGGATGAGTTATTGAAGGGGTTGCGAGGGTCAGAAGAAATACAGAATGATGCTGAGATTTCAAACTACATTGGAGAGCTAGAAGACCATGTGGTAAGGTTTTTAGAGGATATACAAAAAGGAACAGGTGAGGTGGTATTCAACTCTAAAGATGAAATCAAAAGCTTAGATGAGTTAATTGAGAAGTGCAATATTGATACAGAGAAGTGGGAGATAACTAAATACGTACAGAACTATTGGGGAAATGGTGAAACTCCTCATTGGCAAGTAAAAGCATGGTTAGGTAAGAAGAAGGATGAGCAAGTGTTTCAAGATAGCTTCATATCCTTTCTAGAGAACTACCAACCAATATCTCCAGACATAATGGCTCCTAAGTATGAGAAAGGTAAGAAAGATGCTTGCCTAATCATTAACAAACAGGATTCCCATTTAAATAAGTTAGACATAGGAGGAGAGAATGATATAGACCAGCGCTTTGGTGATTTCATCCAGAGGGTGGAAATAATCCTAAATCAAGCCTCTCTATCTAACAATCTCACAGATATCAAATACATCATTGGTTCTGATGAGTTCAACAGTGAGTTCACCAACGCAACTACAAAGGGCACTCCCCAACAAAACATCCTTTCATATCACGATTCTTTTCAGGCAATATGTGATCATGAAGTGAGCGTGATAAACCTGCTCCTTCAGAAAGGAGGAGATGTGGATGTAATCTTTGTAGCTGGTAATCATGATGAATATGTAGGATGGCATTTAGCCAGTTGGTTACAAACCTATTTCAGAAACGAGGAGCGTGTATTCTTTGACATCTCTCCAAGGTATAGAAAGTATGTGAGCTATGGTACATCAGCATTAATGTTTAACCACGGAGATGCTTTAAAACCTGCAAAGCTTGCTGGCTTGTTCCCTATGGAGTTTAAAACTGAATGGTCAGAGCATGACAACTTCTACATATTCACAGGTGACAAACACCATGAAATGAGTCTTGATTTCAATGGTATTAAGTTCTATCAACTACCTGCATTCTCTACAGCCAAGAGTTCTTGGGATGATAAGAATGGATACACTATCACCAAAGGTGAGGTGACAGGATTCTTGATAGATCTCCAAGATGGAATAACAAACATATTCAAACAGTATTTATAATGTCAACTTTTAGGAAGCTAGTTTCAGATGCGCGCTCTATGCACAAGTTGCTCTCCACGGACAACTTGATCACGGATAGGGCTATCATGTCTGAAATTAGGAACAATGCCTTCCTCCTGATAAAGCGTGAGACTAATCTGAGGAAGTTATGGGCAACCGATACAGTTTTTACCACCATCCCCTGCTTGGAGACGGTGGAAGTTCCTATTTCTGAATGTTGTGATTATGCTGATCCTTGCACAGTTGCTAGAACAAGATTCAAGCTGCCTAGGATTACAGAGGGTAATTATCAATATGTCATTCAGGGTGTTTATTCAATTAACGCCATGAGTGGTCAGGGAAAGAAACTTAAGGAAATAACCATCAACCGATACGTGAACTTGCTCAAGCTTCCTATAATTAAGAAGGAGGAATACTATTGGATTTCTAACGGATATCTGTATGTGAACAACCCACTCTTAAAAGCAATCAGACTTGTTGCTCTTTTTGAGGAAGATGTTCCAAATGAGATAATGTATCCAGAGTGTGGATGCGGAACTCCTAGCTATACACCAGAACAACTGTGTGTAAATCCTTTAGATAAAGAATCTCCAGTTCCTGGCTATCTAGAAAAGCAGGTGTTGGAGCTCACTTCTCAGAAGCTTCTCTCTACGTATTTCAAATTGAAGACAGACATCACAAGTGATGGAGTTGATGGTCAAGCACCTAACGCTCCAAACTTGAGATAAGATATGAGAGTAAAGATAGACTGGAGAAGCGCCAGCAAAGAAAACTACAACAGTTTCTGTAAGAAACATCCGTCCATAAAGCTCACCTTTGATCAATGGAGAAACATCGTTTATTCTTTTAACGATGCATTTAAAGAATACATTCTTGAGACAGGAGAGAAAGCAAAGCTGCCTTTTGGTTTTGGTGAGTTTGCCATAAACAAGAAAAAGCGTAAGAAGGTAAAAGACATTCATGGAAAAGAGTTTGTCAACCTTCCTATTGATTGGAAAAAGACAAAGGAGAAAGGTAAACGTATTTACAACTTTAACTTTCACACAGAGGGCTTCTTCTTTGGATGGGTGTGGTTCAAATCAACAGCTAGATTTAGACAATCACCGTTGTGGTACTTTAAGCCTTCCAGAAACACGTCTAGACTTCTTTCTCACTATCTAAGAGCTGACGATAAATATCAACATCTCTATCACGAATGGAAAAAGTAAAATAGATGTCATACTATTACAAATATAATTTCATCAGCCCTGAACCTGTATACGCTACAGTTAAGGAGGAATTCAAAAGCTATTTTGATACAGGGGCAGTTGATGATTTGATGTTCCCCACCTATCTAGACAAATGTCTCAGAAAGTTGGGCAGAACCACTTATGTGATTTCTCAGGAAATCCTATACATTAACGACTATCAAGCTAGACTCCCAGACAACTTCTTTGCTGTAAGAGAGGCTTGGATGTGCACAGCTGTAAATGGTTTTCCTTATCAACAGGCTAACTCTTTCTACTCACAAGCTGCTACATCTACAACAATTCAGGTGAGCCCTATCACCACAGATTGTACTATCCCCAGCCCTTGTTGCGGTAATGTAGGATGTGATGGTTCTTGTATGCCTGAACTCGTTCAAACAGTGTACAAGACTAATAATGAAGCAGCAGTTAGCTATCGTAGAGAATACTTACTAAAACCTGGTAATATATCTGCACAAGGTAACTGTGGCGTAGACTATACTAATAACTGGGAGTTCTATGCACAAGCACCTCCTATTAATGAGTTCACTCCTGGTTCCTCTTGGTATGACTCATTTGATATCAGAGACAATAAGTTTGTCACTAACTTCCGTAATGGTGTAGTGCATTTGCTTTTCTATTCTACAGCATATGACCCTGGTGGAAATCAGTTGATTCCTGACAACTATCGTATTAGAGAGTTTATTGAAGCTTTCATTAAGTATAAGGTGATAGAAACGCTTACCAATCAAGTGAATGATGAGACATACAATCAGTTAGAGAGGAAGATGGTGAACTACAAACAGATGGCTGATGAGGCATTTATCATGGCTGACATTGAGGTTAAGAAGCAAGATCCTTGGACTAAGCAACGTAGGATTAAGAATGACTTGAACAGATTTAACATGTATGAACTTCCTAATCGTACCAGTAGATACGGTTGGAGACGCAATAATTAATACTAATGGCTGAACAGGAACAAGGCAATATTAGACAGGAGTATAACAATGCTACTACTGGTCTTAACATGGACCAAACCCCTAACCAAATTGCGAAGGGGAAATTAACGTATGCATTAAATGCTGCTGTTGAAAACTATGATGCTAATTCTGTAAACTATCAGAATGAGCCAGGGAACGAACTTTGTGTTACGTTCCCTTCTGGTTTTGTGCTTATAGGTAACCACTTCATCCAAGAGAAGAGCAAACATATATTCTTTATCACTAACCCTGATACAGGAGCTAGTCAGATTGGATATATGGAGAACAACGATTGTATATACCGTGTTATTGTAAATGCTCCTTGCCTCAACTTCAATACTGGCTATCCCATACATAAGGTGGCGCATAAGATAACTAATTGCACCACAGAGATTTATTGGACAGATGGATTCAATCCTAGAAGATATTTGGACATTGACAATATTCCAAAAGTTCTAAAATCTGGAACTCCGTTCTGTGATCCAGAATATACAGATGACCTAGACTGTAATCAACTTAAGCTTCAACCCAACTTTAACATCCCTCAACTGGAGGTAACTGATGTTACTAGCACAGGTAACCTGATTGCTGGTACATATCAGTTTGCTGCGCAGTATTCTGATGCTCAGGGTAATCCTTACACTTCCTATTATTCTGTTACTAACCCAACACCTATTGCTGACAAGTTCATTACATCAGTGAACTTCAACTATCCTGTTGGGAAATCCATCATCCTCAATATAAGTAATCTTGAGGACACAGGACTGTACCAGTATTTCAACTTGGCAGTGATTAAGACAATCAACGACATCACTTCTGTTGAGCTAGTTGGTACATATTACATTGATGCTGTTCAGAAGGAAATCACATACACTGGTCAGAACGTAACACAAATCAGACTGACCATCAATGATGTATTTGAGAAGTTCCCTTACTATGACATTGCACAGGATCTCACTGTTGCACAAGATGTCTTAATATGGGACAACCTTACATCTATTGATCGTATTAACTACCAAAGCATTGCTAATCAAATTCCTCTGTTATGGGAAAGCTGGAGAATTCCTGCTGACCAAAACTATTCAGATGAGTTGAATGCCACCAATCTCAGAGGTTATTTGAGAGATGAGGTGTATGCTTTTGAGATAGTATTCTTGCTTAAGAATGGTAAGCAGACAGATGGATTTCATATTCCTGGTAGAATCAAAGGTCCTGCAGAGAATCTGCAACCTGATGTACCAGATACCAACCCAGACTTTATAGGCGTTCCTGATTACACATCTGGAGGAGTGGGATATAGCCCATATTGGAAAATCTACAACACAGGATCTGTTCTTGGAACAAGTCCTGGATATTCTCCAGCTTCTGACTACAGAGGTCCTTATCAGTATGGTGAGTTTGGTTATTGGGAATCAACAGACACCTATCCATGTAACAAAGATGTGTGGGGTGATTTAGCTGGTCAGCCTATTAGGCACCACAAGTTCCCTGACATCAATGTAAGTCCTGCTTACGAATCTAAGATATTTACAGGACCTTCAGGTATGGTTCAGGGTAATGATGCTGTGTTCCCTATTGGTGTACAATTAGATGTACAACTAGTAAGCTCACTTATTCAGACATCCACCCTTACACCAGAGCAGAAAGATGATATTGTAGCATTCAAAATCATCCGTGCTGATCGTGGTACAAACAAGTCTATTGTTGCTAAGGGCATCCTTAGGAACGTAAACACGTATGAGAGAGAAGAAGAAACCTACTACTATCCTAACTATCCATACAACGATCTTAACTCAGATCCGTTCCTCAATACAACTAACAATGCCTACTCACAAATCTGTGATGGGTATACTGTATTCATAGATACACTTGGTCTAGACCCTGCTGGTGGACCTTCTTTTGCTGAGGTGGAATACACTGATTGTAATACAAACAAAGCAACAAAGAAGAAATACTTTGCAATTGGTCAATATCCACTTTGTTCAATAGGTAAGCCTACAATCCTTGGTCCTGCAACAGGAAGGGTGGGGCTTTCTACATATGAGATATGGACAGCCCAGGTTTGTAATCCAAGTCCTTTTGCATTTGCCAGAGGTGGTAGAATTGAATACAATGACATCTATACAGGTGTCACTACACTATGGGTAAATGGCTGGCCCACTTCTCCAGTGTATACATTATACGTAGTTCCTGGCACAGGTGGTCCTGTACAAATTGAAGGCCCTGGTGAAATCTGTTTCACTGGTCCTACACTTGTTACAGGTGCAAATTGTAAAGCTGAAACTCCTCAACCTGGATTTACAGAGAAATACAGACAGATATTTAACTCTCCTGAAACATCTTTCGGACAGCCTTTCTTAGGTGGTGTTCTAAAGCTTGAGAGTGTAATGTTTGGTAGAGGTAAGGGTCACTTTGTTGAGGTGAGAGATAACGCTAAGTACAAACTCTTAACAGAAGAAGCTCAACGTGATGCTCTTGAAAGTGCTGAAGAACTAGGTGATCAAACTACACCATTCAATGCGACTGCTATGTTTACAGCATATCAGGCGTATTTAACCATCTATGTAAATGGTATCACGAGGAAGAACTATGCCTACTCTTTCAACTCTATAGGAGATTATAACTATGGTGTAGGAGTTCCTGATGATCAAGGGATTAAACAACGTAACCTTGACATCGCTAGATATTTGATTCCTGGTGTACAGAACGTTGGTGATATATACAACATCAACAACTTCCAAAGAGAATCATCTGTCTATTTAAGAACTGACCTAGATAGACCAGCTCTTCCTTTCCCAGACCAAAGCCCTAACATGCTGTCTGCAGGAAGCCCAATAGTTACAGACATATCAAGATTCACTATATCAGAAAGAAGCAAGTGTCAAGCTCCTGCTAAGGAAGAAGACATGTCTGTTGTTTCTTATTACGCATCTCTTAAGAATGTATTTGTCAATCAATACGGACAAATCTATTCTTACAGCACGGTGGACACTGGTTTCCAAGTGCTTGTGGATGACACCACTCCCGACATACAAACAGTGTTTGGCGGTGATACATTCATTAGCAGGTTTGCATTCAAGACCAAGCTTCCATTCTTTATTGACAACCGTGTGAATGCTCCTGATGATAGTGATATATTCTATGATGAGATAGGTAATATAGCCTATCCAAAATACTGGCACTCAGCACGTTCTATTCTTAGAGACTACACCATTACAAGTGTAGGTGTGTTATCAAACATTATTTCCTACAAGGCTCACAACTTTGACTGTCCTAATAGTCAGTTTGTGGCTCCTGGACAACCCAAGGATAGCAATCCTGGAAGAACATTCTACGATGGATACTTCTATCTGTTTGCGTATGGTATTCCTAATTTCTATTGTGAGAGTTCTTATAACGTAGACTTACGTCAAGCTTTCAACAGCAGAGAGGGTGACTTCTGGCCTCACGTGAGTACGGGTATTCCTGATGATTGGGTGCAGCAAAGTTATGTTCCTATTGTTCAGGATAACACCTACTATTATAATGTCACATATTCTAAGCAGAACAGAGAGAATACATTTACAAATCTACCTATTGACTGGGATAGACCTTGCTTCACCTATTATCCTTTCAGAGCTATCTATTCTGATTCTCAGAACATTGACTCTGATAATAGAGTAAATAGCTGGTTGATTTACAGAGCTATATCTTATTATGATTTCCCTCAGAACTATGGAAATCTTGTATCTCTAGATGGAATTCAGAACAAGGCAGTGCTTGCTCGTTTTGAGAACAAGACACTTCTGTACAACAACCTCCTTACGATAGATACAAGCAATCCTCAGGCAGCGTATGTTGGCAATCCTCAGTTCTTTAGATCAGCTCCTCCGATTGACTTCGCAGAAACTGATTTGGGATATGTAGGAACCCAAAACAAGATGTTGTTGAAGATTCCACAAGGACA